TATCTGCATTTATTGAATGAATGGCATTATCTGCATTTATTGAATGAATGGCATTATCTGCATTTATTGAATGAATGGCATTATCTGCATTTATTGAATGAATGGCATTATCTGCACTTGTTGCATTGAGATCACCATTGCTATCTCTTAGTACAAGACTATCTGGTACATTGGTAGTTGTTGCTGCATTTATTATAAGATGATCATTATAAACATCATTACTTGTTATAATAAATGCAGGAGTTGTAGGTGTTTCCTGAACTAATAATCCTAGTGCACTTATTGAGTTAATTGCAGTATCTGCATTAACTGAATGAATCGATGATTCTGCAGTTGTAGCTTTTCCATTTAATGTGGCTGTAATAATATTGGCAGTAAAATCTCCATTTATATCTTTAATTACAAGAGAATTTGGAAAAAATGGAAATTTTGTTAAAACTGACATAGTTACTATATATGTTATTTAGTTATTTTTGTAAATAACTAAAATTAATAGATTAATTTAGTAAAATAATGTTTAAGCTCTCAAGACATGGTTAAGATCGATTGTAATTTTCTTAGCCTTATCAGGGATATTTCTAGCCTGTTCTCCAATATCGCCATAAATATCTCTAATAGTGGCCATAGTTTCAGTTAGAATCCTTACAGGATTTTTTCCAGCTGTTTTAATATGTAATTTGATCTTTTGGATTTGGGGATGTTCTTGGAGATAACTCTGATGTACAACATTTTTAGTATCTAATGAAAGCAAGTAAGTAAGTAACTCTCCTAATTCCGGCCCTTCATTATCAAATGTGAAATCCAATACTATACTTGAACTATAAGCATCAATCATAGAGGACAACATTCTAATATTTCTCCTCATTCGAATATTTACTAATTTACATGCTCGAATAATTAGTTCTTTTTCTGAAATTTGTCCAAGTGAGCGTAATGTTAAGGTTGTAAATCCATCCTTATTAATAATATCAATATCGCCAGCCTTCTTCTGAACCACTTCATCTATTTTACTGCCCACAAAAGCATTAGATACTGGATTCCAACAATTTTGTAAATCTCCAAAACCAAGAGCTGGCATCATTTGCATTGAAATTTTTTCATTCTTTCGCAATTTAAGTAAGAGGATTGGATATTTAGGATCATAAAGCTTTACTTCCTTATCGTTCAAATAACATTTAAGATCATTCGTCGTAACATCTCTCATACTATCTTCAGTATGTTCTACATTTAAGGATAATCTAATTTCTTTTTTATCATTTGGATGACGAGGATAGATTCTATCAGCTGCAAGTGTACCACAATCTCCTTTTACATAAGGTTGATAAGTTGGATCAAGTACCATAATATCTGGTACAATACCTGGTACTGGTAATTGACACATTCTTCTATGAATGTAATGTTCGTCAAAACAACTAGTATTTTCTGCAATACTAATTTGACCATATCCAATACCATATGTTACTATTTTTGACATAATTACATGTTTAATAATAGATGGAATAATTTCATCTACAGGGCGATCCGCTATTCTACCATTTAGGGATACTTTCAATTCGGTTCCCCAGATTTCATGATTAGTATAATGTGTAGCATTTAATGCAAGTTTCCAAATAACATTTGGCTTAATATTAGATTCGAAAAGTGCAATCTTCTCATGTTCAGCCTTTTGATCCTGTTGTAATTGGAGGATCTCCGCATTTAGTTTTCCAGAATTTCTAATTTGTGTCATGATTATTTAGGCTTGTTATTAAGATAATATAGCCTTTGAGTTTAACTAATGCATTCAATATTTATCACTTTTTAAGTATATTTTAATAGAATAATTATATTAAAATTAAGTATTTTAATATGATTTCATGTTATTTACAAGGTTGGCTTGTTATTTCTTGCCATTTTAGCGTTATAATACTCCTCAGATGGTAACATAAGTCTGCCGCCATTTTTATTATTTTCCTCACATTTCTTTGTGATTTCCTCAAGCAATTCAGCATCTTTTGCTACTTCTTCACGCACTGCAGCATCTAGGGATCCAGAACCAATGCCTGCGCCAGTAGAACCAAATCCACCTTTACGTTCAGTATCCTCGTCAAGAGATTGAACTTCGCATACATCGATAATGTCAGCTCTTTCCATGATTAACTGACATACAGATGTTCCAGCCTCAAATGTAACTGGAGCATTGCCATAATTAATCATAATCAACCCGACTTCCTTTCGGTAATCTTCATCAATTACTCCTGCACTGGTAATCGTTGTAGTTTTATGACAGACTCCTGATTTAGGAGCAATGCGGCCATAATATCCTTCAGGAATAGCAATAACAATTCCAAGCGGAACAGTGATTTTGTTATTTGCAGGAATGGTAAATGCAGCTGGAGTATAGAGATCAAGACCAATTGATTTAGGTGTACCGCGAGTAGGAATACGTGCACCAAGGCGAGTAATCTCATTAGTAATAGGATCTCTGAGGATCATTGCGCGCAATGATGGGGTGATTTCGGCACCAGTATCACCAATCTCTTGAGTTGAATTAGTGTAAAACCAACTCAATACATTCGATAGCATGGATGTCATTTTAGATTATTAGGATATTATAATATCTTAATAAATGTTTAAGCCTATAAGTTCATATCAATTTTTAATATCTCTTAATTCCTCATTTGTCTTGGAGGAGGCTGGCGACGAGTTTCTTGATATGAGGATTGTTGAGGAGCCATTTGTCTATTATTTTCCATCTGTTGGGGGGCAATTCTTGTACTCATTTGTTGCTGATTTGGCATCATTTGAGACTGTTGGAAAGTATTTTGCTGGCTTATGTTATTCATCATTTGAGGAGGTCTCTGCATATTATTAGGTTGTTGATTCATCATTTGAGGAGGTCTCTGCATATTATTAGGTTGTTGATTCATCATTTGAGGTGGTCTCTGCATATTATTAGGTTGTTGATTCATAGGCATCATTTGAGGAGGTCTCTGCATATTATTAGGTTGCTGCCCAAGTGCCATTGCAGGATTATATTGCCCATTTTGAGCTGCCTGCTGCATGTATGCTGGATTTTGCATAAACATACCATTCATTAAGGCTTGTTGTTGCTGAATCATTGCATTCCTCTTTTGTTCTTCTTGAATAACTGCATTTTGTTTTGCTTGCATTTCCATAATCATTCTAGTACGCTCATCCTTTCCCATATCAACTTGTAATTTATTTTCACATGCTTGTAAATAATTCTGTTGTTGTGCCAAGGTAGCCAATGTTTCTGAATTTTGATTAGGTTGATTTCTCCAAAATGCAATGTTTTGACGCATATGATTAATAGTATTGAGACGCGATTGATATTCAAGAGGGATTGCTGGTGGTACAAGTTCAGATACAGTTGTAGTTTGACTCTTTAATTTCTTCATAAATTCGGCAGTGTCAATACTACTGATACTTGAATCGCTCGATAAATTATCATCCGATAAATCATCATTTGAATCAGAGTCTTCATCAGAATTTTTATTATATAATTTATTATCACTCGATGTTTCCTCAGTATCACTAGTAACTAGAGTGGATAACTTATGATTTTTATTAATAACTGATCCATGATGATGTTTCTTTTTATTTGAATGTTTATTAGTATTGTCTGAATGTTTGTTCTTTTTGTGAGAATGTTTACTTTTTCTACTAATATGTTTGTTTTTTTTGTCAGAATGTTTGTTAATATTCTTATTGGGCTCATATTCAGAATTTTGCACCATTGTATTATTCGTTGTGTTTTTACTTGGTAGCGAACAAACACCATCAACACATACTACCTGAGATGATTGGTTTGGTAGTTGTGATGATTGAGATGATGATTGTGCGGCTGGAATGCGGAGTAATGGATCATTTAACATATTAGTAACAGCTTCTTCCATCTTCTCCAAACTTCCTTTAATAATTGCTGAATGGCCTCTAAAGGTAATTATGAAACTAGGAAACTTGTTATCAACTTGACGAATAAGATCCATTTTATTATCGAAATCGTCAATACAAACATATATGCAGAATACTTTACCAATAGTTCTTTTCGCATAATCAATGAATTGTGGCTTCATTTGAGTACATGGTACACAATTATTCATTGATACGAGTACAATGACTGGTTGATTGTTTCGATGTGCCAGTAATAGAGAAACAAGATTCTTTTCGATTTTTACCTTACGGAGGTTAGGGATATCAACAATAACTCGACTCATGCTTATATGGATCTATGAATTTATACAGAACAGTTTAGACGTATTAATACAGAATTTTAATAATATAACTGAAATGATACAGCTATACGTAAGCTGAATATTCAATAATAAATTATTGAATACAATATTTTTAATTACTTGCGATATATCCAGAATTTACAATCATTTCTGCTGCAATATCTGTATTAAAGAAATCATCTGCGCCACCAATATCCACGATACTCGTCAGTTCTTTCATATCAAACTCATCATTTTTGAAATTTACATAACATTTAATACATCTATCAACAAGATCAATATGTTTTTGTTCACTATTACCACTTGCATCAAATAGCATTAGCACAATTTCTCTTGTCTCCTTAAGATCAGAACCATCATATTTTACGGCAACCTGTCCTTCAGTACTTGGAACAATAACAGTAGAACTTGATGCAAGATTAGCTGCATATTCTTGAATGCGATCTACTGCAGCAGCTAGTTTTGGATTAGCAAGAACAATTGGTTCATTCTTAGCATATGCCATGATAGTAATAAATACATCACGAATGCTGAAATTGCTGTAACGAGGAATTTCTTTGAATTCAGCACCAAGAGCATTAAAGGTTTTAAGCAATCTATCGATCGGTGCCATATCATTTGGTAATTCTCGGACAGTATGCATTACTCGGATCATTACTTCACTTGCAATATCGCTTGCCTCAATTTCTTTTGTTAATTTGCTTTCATCAATAATTTTCCATGTACTAATAGTATCTCTTCCATTTGCTTCTAGATTATCAACTGCTTCATCAGTAAGTTCTTCTGGTGCAGTGGTTGTATAGGAAATAATAGGGATGATTATTTGTCTAGTTGCCCACGATCTTCCTCCAAGTGCAAGTTCTCGCTCAAGTTCTTCTTGACCAGATACAGTAAGTACAATCACATTATCTCCTGCTGCATTCTTGCCGGTTTTGCAACCAGGGTGACTAATATAATGCTTCATTTCATCAGGAGTTGGATTAAATCGAACAATTGGAATTTTGCGAGTAATACTTGAAATAACTCTACCTGGTTTTTCTTTTTCTTCTGTTAAATGTTGCATATCAGGGGCTTCATATTTAACTGTAAGAGAACTGCGAATTGCAATATCTGATCGAACTCCGCCAGCAGTGACATATTTCTTAATTCCAACTGCATTTAGGAAATTTCTTAAATTCTCAGATTCAGCAGCAATCTTTTCATCAGTTGCTTTAGAAATCATTGTATTGAATTGTTCCATTTCTAAAATAGTATTGCCAAGACCACTGCTATTAACAAAAAATTTAATACCGGTACATAACATTGGGGAAATAATAGGGCCATCATTAAATAGACTTCGTTGTTGTCTACCAAATTGAACATTCATTGAATTTTGATTTAGGGTCGTTGTGCTTAACTCACGATGCACATGTTCAGTTTTATTATGCCAATTCTTTTCCATAGAATATGATTCGGCTACAATATGATCTAATGTTACAAGATCTTGACGACTAAATTTAATCCTTTCTAACATTTGTGACCACATTAATAGACGAGGCAAGCATTCAATAATAATAGGAGTTGCCTCGCGATTACGATCTTTCATTTTATCAGAATCGGTATTACTTTTTCTTAACATAAATGTCTTAATTGTAATTCCTGGCAAAACACAGATCATTTCATGATCACATTCTAGATTTGTTTTAGGTGTCATATCTAAAATCTTATCAGTTTGGTCTACAAGATTATCTGCATACCAACTTCTAACACCTGAAATTGGCATTTGATCATTTTGTACAAGTTTTACAATTTCACAAATCCCATACTTTTTCTCAGGATAAATGGCGCCTAATCCATATACTAACTTTTTGAAATATACCTCAAAATCTTTTTCTCGTTCAAGAATAAGTTTTTGAACTATAGCAACCTTTTTCCCGATGACAGTTTTTTCATTTTTGATGAAACTCATTACTAACTATAGTTATTGTCTCGTAATTAAACCTTGTGATTGAACGAGTTGTTGATTTGTTGTCGCATTATATTGATTAAGTTTTAACTGCATATTTGTTTGCCACATGTTGTTAAAATATCCATCTTGTTTACTTCGCTCAGTTTCAATTATTTTAATACGTTGGACTTGTTCATCTTTATTCATTTTATTAGATATTTCTGGAGTAATAATTGCATTATCTCCTTCTTTTTCTCCATGAGCCTGATAATTTTGAGGCAAATGACCATCATTTGCAACTAATGTATAACTATCAGAAAAGCTACCCATCTCCCTTCCAGAATACCCAAGTAGACCATCCTCTTTTGTTGAAAACTTCAATCGAGTTTCCATTAATTTAGCTTCATATGCTGCTTTCATGGTTTTTGCAGTTTTATCGTTCATTTGCTTATGACTCGATAATGTCTGTGCATATTCAAATGCTTTCGCACCAGTTAGTAATTCAGACATACCAACAATAAACATGGAGGGGTAAAATTGTAACATTTTAGGAGGTTTTCTATTTACACAATCAATTAACTCGAAAAAAACTAGGCATTCTCCTTGTTTAAGAATAGAAAGTAAACGTTTGCTTGGTGTATCATCTGAGCGAAAATATATACGATTTTGAGGTGTATTAGGGGCGGATGCAGACATATTGATTAACTATAACGGGGGGCGAATTTACGATTGCGGTGGCAATCGCATAAATATCTAGTAAAGTAAGATATGCCAGAATCTTTTTGGTTTGAAAACCCAGATGTTCTATTTGATGGTTTCAATGGAGATGCCTTCAAGAAATTTATCCCAAGTTCCAAAATGAATTTTACCGAGAGACTAAATGCAATTACTCGCTTTTGCATATATCTCTTCGTACTCCTTTTCCTTCTTTCGGATAGTGATGTTTGGATGTATATTCCTCTAATTGGTGCATTAAGTATGATTTTGGTATGGTTTATCAGGAGAAAATTCAGAGCAGGGCATAGTATGTTCTCAACTCAAAGAACTTATGAAAATGCCTCCTCATCCCCTCCTCCCCGACGCCGCAGACCAACTTATCAAAATCCACTTATGAATCACCTCCCATCTGACTATGAGGGAGATGAAAGTACATTACCTGAGCGTTTGGAGATGCAACCGGAGGCATGGGAGAGAGTCAAAAAGGATGTAGATAAGGAGTATTATGGTAATATGTATAGAAACTCATCTGATTTATATGAACAGGAGGGGTCTAAGAGATCATTCTATCAAATGCCATCAACCACTATTCCTAATGACCAAAATGCATTTGCCAAGTGGTGTTATAGAGTTCCATCAGTCTGTAAAGAATCAGGAGATGGATGTGTAAGATATGCTGATCCTCGCAATGAGCGCCGTATTGCTAGAGAAGAATATGTGATCTAATTATTTAAAATATAGTAACTAAAAATTAGTTACTATTATATCACGATTTAGTATAATAATCTTATAGTCATTAAACAAATATCAATTAAACATACTAATGGAAAACTTGTACCATCATTTTCTGTCATAATGGCATAAATATTATATAAAATGCCAATAAACATAGTTGTCATTGCACTCAATATATGTTTTGTGATACATGCATCCTGGTTATTAAATGCAGGATCTGTTGACCTGCGATTATATTCAATGGATAACTGACTTAAACTACATACTAAAATTCCTCGCAATATATCTTCTTCTAACGAAAATAAAAACCAAATTAAGATTTGTGGAGAATAAAAAATAAACATAATTGGAAATAAACTCCAAAAAAATGAAACTATGCGAAGTATAGATAAAACTACTATCATTGTTTAATTTATATTCGTTAATAATATTTAGGTTATTATCTATAATTAATAAATCAAAAGTTTGTAAAAGTCATTTCGTAGAATAATTTGTTTATGTGCAGTTACTGCTCCATTTTCTGCTCCTCTTGCGCGGACATGTGTTCCACGCATCCTTGGCACATCACATTATGACCACAGTGTGCAAAGAATACATCTGCCCACTTTTCCATACACACCACACATACAGTTTTATCTCCATTATAATTCTCAGGCACCTTGCCACTGCATCCATGAATCACATGCTTTGGTAGCATTACATCACCTGTCTCTCTACATGTTGGACACTTTATACTATACACCGATCCCTGATACTCCATTGCAACTTTCATTTGCAACAAATCCTCATTTCGACGCGATTCTTCATCTTGGCAACGCTGCCACTGTATTTCCAACAAATTATCTGGATTTAGTCCCTGTTTATGGTGATTTATAACTTCATGTTTTTCACGCTGAATTAATAATTTATTTACTTTATCAATATACACTTTACTCTGACTGTAAAGCTCAAAATTCTTCAGATCCTGGTGACAAATTTCCCGCATTCTATCACTTACATCTTTTTTTGGGAAAAGTTTAATAATATGGCAGCGATAATGATTAGGATGAATAAGTCCCTTCAATAAGAGAGTTGTTATTTGAATACGCTCATTAGGAGATTTATTTTCAAGTAATTTAATAATATTTTCTCTTGTATGATTCTCAATCTTCTGATTATTTTCATAAAATACTCTTTCATAATATAGCGGATGTATATGATGCCCTGCGCATAATTCTAATGTTTGCCTGACACTAAATTCTAGGGATTTAAATTCTTGCTGTAATTGTTGAGGGGAGGGAGCGGCCATGGCGATGTGAAAATGATGCAGATATCTAAATATATCGCAATATGGAATGTGATTCTTCTTAAATTTACTACAGCAGTCCTCATGAGATTAGAATTTCAATTTTTTCACTAAGTTATATGTATAATATTAATTATGACACTTTTTAGTATTTTTAATAAAAATACTAAAATCACTTTATTTAATTAGAAAAAATATGTATTATAATATTTCATTTGTTCTTTTGGAATACCAATAGGGGAAAATTTAACTTTCAAGATTTTATCAAATCCTTCTTTCATTGTTGGTTCATTATATTTAGCCTTTAGAATTTTAAGTACATGTACTGGAATATTTTTGTTCCTGATATTACATCTAAAACCAATATTATGTCTACATACATCTAATTCAGTCTCCATGTTATAACATACTACTCGATAACCATATTTTTTAGCTAGAGTTATCCATTTAGATCTTGTACCAGAATCAAGATTTGTATTATCAACCACAATATGATTAAGATGGATAGGAATTGGATTTTTATCTGGATCGGGTATTCCCTTGGGAGATGCCATTACAATAGTTGCCGCTTTAAGAGATTTAGGAACACCTCCCATTAAATCTCCATTTGCCCTAAAACATCCTCGTGCCTCGAAAAAACATCTAGCATACCAACTTTTACCACATCCTGGCAATCCAATTAACATATGCATCGTTGGCACAGTATCACTCCATCCCATTAAAAGTGTGCGGAGATAAGATGATTGAGAATTAAAAAGTTCTGATATATTTGGATATTTTAATGTAAATTTAACAGGAGAGGCCTTCATAAATACTTCTTCTGGTGTGTAAAATGGTATTCCTAAATTTAATGCAAATTTACGATCAGTGTCTGCATAATCGCCTGGTCTTCCTGCTGCATCACCGCAAAAGAAACTCCCTTTTGGAGGCCAACTGTTACCACTTGATAATATGTCACTAATACCAGTACAAGGTTTTCTATACTCATCATCAGCAGTTGCAGCAAAAATTACTAGAACGATACCTAATTGCTGAATGATTGCTTCAAGTTTTGATTTCCAGCAAGATTGTATTCTTTTCTGATTAGAAATAATTATAATACGATACTTCTTTGCTAATTTTTGTATATTTTTAACCATATCGGGAAATGCCCATTCCCAATCCTCTGAATCACCTGGACGAGGTAATTTTCTACCATTCTTTGGGCGAATTATTGTACCATCTAAATCTAGCATTGCAATGGCTTTTGGCAGGGGCTTTTCATTTATATTCGAGGATATTGATTTTGCCATTCCACATAAGATTGTACCATCTTGGGCCCATTGTACTCCTTTACTCCGATATACTGGATCATGTAATGCTAAATAGATTGATGTCATAACTTAGTGTTATTATAATATATGCTTTTGTTTAATTGTCGTCTACTTCAATTTTTAAGTATTCTTTGTTAATAATAATACAATGACAATGCAATTAAATTCATATAGTATTTGCTTACATTGTGATAAAGGGCAGAATAGTAGATGGTTATGTCAATCATGTTTAATTAAGTGTCATAAAAGACATAATGTACTACCATCCAGAAATATACAAGCAATATGTGATTGTGTGTGCGGGCATACTAAAATTAAGAAAGTTGTTCCTGTTACATCTTACATCCAGCCAACAAGAGAAAAACTTGGACCTGATAATAATGCTAAATTAGCAGATCGTATATTTAGCCTTGGTTCGAGTTCTGGTTGCAATCAACCTCCTCCATCAAATATATCTATTTTCACTTCTGCAGTAACTCGCCAAAATGCCCAGACTCTTGATAATGATAAAATATATACTATGCAGACTGGGGGAGTATCTCAAAAGATAATTAATAAAGAGGATGATCCAAGATATGTAATGAAAATGCCTGATTTTAGTAAAAGAACAGAAACTGAGGTAGCATCATCATATCAATTCTTAGAGAAAGAAAGTACTGAGCATACAAATATGTCTGGACAAAATCTTATTCCATCTGGTTTAACTGCATTAAGTATAATGGATGATGTAAAAAGAGGAGGGGCAATAGTTGGTAATTTTAGTATCACATATTTATTAGCTTTATTATACAGATGTTCAAGAGGGACGACTGAAATAGAATTGCGAAAAATGCTTGGCATTGGAAATGTAACTAGTGATACCTTATTCAAACAAGTCCAGGAGATTAATAAGGCACTTCGTAAAAATGGTATGTTTCGCTCATATAATGCATTAATATTTTCAACACAACCTCGTAATAGTTTTTCACGCATTGCTGGGGAAATATCAGTAATATCAGTAGAAAATTGGCAAACTGTTAATTCAGAGATTTCATCTTTAACAAATGGATTAATTCAAAATGTATTAAATGAAATTCCAACTGATAGTTTTGTATTAGTAAATGCTGTTTATTTTAAGAGTACATGGAAAAATGCTTTTAATATAAAATATACTAGCCAAGAAACTTTTAGAGGAAATAGTATTCGTCAAGTTCCAATGATGAATGCTACAAATGATTGTAATTATGTATCTATTAAAGATATTGGTAGATTATTAGAATTAGATTATGCCGATGGAGAATTTACAATGGGATTTTTATTACCAACATCATCATTTACTCTAGGACAATTTACCCAGATTGATAGTAGCTCATTAAAGAAACAGGAGGTACATTACAGTATTCCTAAATTTACTCAGAGATCTAATGTTGAATTAACTAGTGGTTATACTCAATTAGGAATAAAACAATTATTTAATGCACCTGAATTACCATTTATCTTTGCATCTACTGGTAATAGTAAACTATTTCATCAAGCAGTAATTATTATTGATGAGTTAGGTACCGAGGCAGCAGCAGCCACCAAAATGTATGTTACAAATTGTGTTAAAGAAACACCAAAACCAATTGAATTTAAACTTAATATTCCATTTTATTATTATATTCGTCATCGTCCAACTGATACGATTGTATTTATCGGACATTATGTATAAAAAACTATTAGAGAGTTAACTAAATAAACATTTTTACATACTCATAAAATAACTTACCATTTTATGATAATCCTGTCCACCTGGATAATTACCTTTTGATGGCATACATAATAACTCTCCATGGATCCATTTAACTCTTCTTAATCTTTTCATTCTGATCTTCTTCAAACAGTATCTGCCGAATCTTGTTAAAATTTTGTAATGTTTACATATTTTTTCATATTTTTTCATATGAATAATATTCTCCATAAATGTACAAATATTTATTTCCATTGACAAGTTCAATAGCAGGTAAACCGTCAAAACGATGATATTTTCCATTTACATACCAAAATTTATCACCATTTGCTAATTCAATAGCAGGTAAATCATTCTCTCGATGCAGTTCTCCATTTACGTACCAATGTTTATTACCATTTGCATATTCATTTGCTGGCAAATCATTGTCGCGATGATGTTTTCCATTTACATACCAAAATTTATCACCATTTGCAGATTCAATAGCAGGTAATCCATTATCACGATGTAGTTTTCCATTTACAACCCATCTTTTAGTACCATTTGCTAATTCAATAGCAGGTAAATCATTCTCTCGATGCAGTTCTCCATTTACGTACCAAAATTTATCACCATTTGCAGATTCAATAGCAGGTAATCCATTATCACGATGCAGTTCTCCATTTACGTACCAATGTTTATCACCATCTGCAAATTCAATAGCAGGTAATCCATTATCACGATGACGTTTTCCATTTAAAAACCAATATTTAGTTCCATCTACATATTCAATAGCTGGTAAATCATTATCTCTGTACAATTTATATTCTGCATCAAACCATCTTTTATTTCCATATTCATCTGTTAGCATTGTCATGTTTAAGATTGAAATAGTGTACTTATTGTGTACTATTAACTTAATTTTATATTAGAACAACTAAACAATATAACAATCATTTTTTTACATACTCATAAAATAATTTACTGTTTTATAATAAACCCGCCTTTTACTGGCATACATAATAGCTCATCATGAATCTATTTTACTCTTTTTATTACAACTCAATTTCTTCCTCATCCTCATTATTAGTATTATTAGTGGAACCATTGAATTTCGCCTTACTTAATTTATTTAAGTCTGTCACATTTGGATTAATTCTTGTAAATTTATCAAGTGTTGTTTGCGCACACTCTCCAAATGTTATCAATATGTTAAGCGTTGTGATAATATGATTGGGCCTATTAATAATTGTAGTCCAAAACCCAATAATTGATCTAATAAATGTTTCTAGTTTTGCAATAATATCGATTGGTTTATTAGATGATTCATAATATAAATCGGATAGTTCAGCTAATTTTTTAAAATTAATTGTGCAGTTACTAATAAATCTCGCTATATAGGTATTTCCATTATATCTATTAGATGTTCTTGTATATTCCATCTGAGATTTTTTTTCATAAATCATAATGGAATTATAAAGTTTTATAATTTTTTTAGAATTGTCAATCAGTTTAACATCTTTATCATCAATAGTAATTATTGGCTCGCGGCCTAAATGTTCTCTAATTATGTTATGAACATTTGACGTATGAGAATGGATGATTGTGGATCCAAAAACATCTGGATCCCAATTAGCAGCCTGCATCTTAGATTCAATTGCTCTAGCATTATCTCGTCTAGAATGAGCTCTAAAACGGATAAATAGTGCAGTAGTAGGAGCAGCCATTGTGTTAATTATAGTTGTTTTGTTATAAGATATAGAAACTTTATAGTAGAGCATATTTGCTATCAATTTTTCCTATATGTGATGTAATGATGCAGTCTAATCCCCCTAATTTTAGTAATAAGGTTGCCGGATCTCGTACAATTTTACAAGAGGATGATCTTAGATTAGCTCCGAATGTTAGAGAATATATCCGTCAGAAAAAGTTCCATATGGCAAATGGAATTGATGCACCAGTCCCGCTTGAAAAAGTATATGGTATTACGCAATTAGAACTCGTAAAAATTTGGAAAGGATTGCAATTAAATCAACCATCTCGTCCGGAGCAAGCAGCAGAAACTTGGAAAGAGCGTGTAGCAACTGCCCCTCTTAGATTAAAATTTAATAATATGAACAATAATGATTCTAATAGTTCTAATAATAGAGAAAAGGCATTAGCAGAACCAGGAGTTACGATGTATGGTGGATCAATTAATCCTGCAGCAATTGATATTGATTCTAAATTACGTGGAAATAATGTAGCCCGCACAAGAGATACGGCGCATTCCACCATGGATACTTGTTTAGTAAGATCTGTGCCAGATTATCGTGGTGGAGAAATTAAATCTAGTTCGAATACTGCTTTTTATAGAGCTGTACCTTTTACAGGTATTGGTTCGGGATTTGGTGACATGAATGTTAATAATAATATGCATTTTGGTGAAAATACTCGTACTTATCAAGATCGTAAAATAACAGATGTTGCAATGGATCGTTTTGAACCATTAATTAATGATGATTTTCAACATCCGGATAGTGTAGTTTTACCATTTCCTAGAGGAGGTATTGATACTCGTAATTTTGATAGATATTCTCGTCAAGACCAATTTCCTGATAAGATCTAGACTAAATTAAGCATTCCAGGGCTAATATTTATTTGGCCCACCCATATAGTATGAGTTTCACTAAACCTCGCTACGATGCCGATTCTGCTAAGGCAGATCTTAAGCAAAGCGTAATGCCAATGCAGTACAATATGTATCTTGGGGCGCATGTAAATGGAAATGTATGCAATGCCGTGCCCCCTACAAAGCATTTTTCTCAAATTGATGTTGAGTCGGATATGAAGGGACTTAATCGATTCCATCCAAGAACCATTGAAAAAATGACAAATCCTAATGGCAGTGCAAGTCAGATTGGCTCAAATAGTCTAATTTCAACATTTGATCCTCGCGCACATGTGAATCTCAATCCTGCTGTATGCCCTGATGTTAGCCGCCATTTGTTCTTTAATTCAGGAATCCAGCGCCCAACTAATCCTGGATTTGTGATGCCATCCGAAAAAATCTCGTGTTCGAGTAAATAAACTCAAAAAAATTGATATGAATATGTCTTTTAAAATGAATAGTAATTAAGATTACTATTAGCAAATACTCTATTATAGAACAGCAAGAATGTCATCAATCGCGAAGAAAGAAAATAATGTTCAGGGCCTTTCAGCAATTGGAGTCAAAAGACTTTCCAAGGAATTAAAGGATTATACACGTGATGCAAAAATATATGAAGATACATTTTCATTATCACCAATCTATGATATTGATGGAAATGTAAATCTATCAAGTTGGACTGCTGTATTAAAAGGACCAAAATGTTCTCCTTATGAAGGCGGTAAATTTACATTGGATATTAAAATGCCATCAGATTTTCCTATTTTCCCGCCAACGGTTAAAATTCAGACTCAGATTTTCCATCCTAATTTTAATGAATATGGTGCGATTTGTATTGATATTCTTAAACGCGAAACAGGGGCATGGAATCCTACATTCAGTTTACCAAAGATCATTCTAGCTATTAGTAGTCTTATGAATGATCCTAATGCAGATGATCCATTAAATGCTAGTGCTGCATCTCTATATAAGCATAATAGGGATGAATTTAATGCTAGAGCGCAGGAGGTTAATAAAAATGCCAAAAGTAATTAAATATAGCGTAAATATATAGCCATGTTTACGCGGGAAATGTATAATTCGGAAAACTATGCTGTTAGAGTAGCACAGTCAACAGAACCATTAATTTATAAAACTAATCCAGAACAAATGGCTAATTGTAGTCCTTGTGAACAACCATGGGGGCCGGTTGCAGACCGCCAACGTTATTCTGGAAGTGCCATTGGAGTAGAAAGCATTGGTCATATTACGGATGTTGAAAGTACACTCCGCCACCAATCATCAAAAATGAGAATGGGAAATGGCAGAGATCATTTTTATAACCCTCCACAAACCACTCCTTTGGCTCTTTCGCAACAATTCTGTCCTAAATTTGCACCAGAACATTCTAGAATTAGTCATCCTCGTCAAGATTATCGTGAACTGGATGGCCAGTATCGCCAAATCTTTCAGAGAGAACATGATGCAGTTGATTATATTGATCCGAGAGCAGATCTCCATACTCGTCAAATGGCAAAAGATTCTTATGTTGTAAAACTGCCACAGCCTCTTGGATTCAAACCAGATGCATCTCTTATTGCTAAAATTAAAGGAAAGAAATGTTAAAACATAATTATAAATCCAATATACAATTAATAATAATTGTATATTAACAAAAACTGTTGTATTTATTTTATAAATATATAGCAAAATCATGCTATATGTAAAACAATTTTAACCTATGGTTTCATTAAGCATGGAACTCCTTATTGCAGGCGGATTGGCCCTAGTTGGGCTTGAATTATCAGATAAGACCAATAAAATTAATTCGAAATCAAATAACAACCGAAATAGAGATAATATCTATAATTCATCACAATTAACTCGGTCAGTAAATCAATTATGGCAAAGTGCTGAAAAATATGATCGTCTTTCAAAAGATACTGCTCGCACTGGTATTGTGCCATCAAATGCAAATAGATTACCAAACCGCCATGCATGGGAAAGTAATCAAGATGATGGAGCTGGTGCATCATTTGATGCAACTGATAATTTATCAGATAATGATAGTGGTGCTGCACCAGATTGGCTTGGTACTGAGGATAAACTGCGCAATGAATCTCGATTAGATAAATCAGGAAGCTTTGATGGGGGAGATTACACAAAACAATTTAATCCTATTCGTTTTGATAATCCAAAAGGAGTTGTAGGAAGTAATGATGTGGCAAATAATATTTCTGGTAATACAATGGTTTCATCTGAGGCAGGGATGGCATTAACTGGCGGATGGAGTAATTATACTAAAAATGATATGACATATGGAGTTGTTTCACCTGCTGAATTAAAACAATTCAAGAAAACTCAATTAGTACCATATTTCGCTGCTAAAACTTATGGTGGAGGTGGCGATGATAAAAGGCGAGATGGAAATATGAAAGGAAGATTAGAATTATTTACTGGAGCTAATGAACTTAAGCCATCAAAGGTAGAAGTCCTGCCTTTATTCAATCCAGTTAAAAATTCTGGTAACGTTTTTGGTACACCTGTAATGACAGAATGGGAAACAGACAGATATTATGTTTCAGGTAGACGTGATGGAGAAAAACCTTTTGAGCCAATTAAAGATACACCCGGCCTTGATCTTGATTATACTACTAAAGCTACAGGGGCTCTTGCACCGTCATATGATTATCGTCCTATGCCAAAAACAATTGATCAGATAAGATTGGCAAATAAACAACAAGTTACTTATACTGCTCCAGTAATCCCTGGTCAAAAAGGTTCTACTCGAGGTGTTCAAGCTCCTGTAAATAAGTACCGTCCCTATCGCATAGCTGCAAATGACCATAAAAATCTACCAAAGAATAGTTTTATTAATACTGCTCCCAAAACCAGAGAAGTTTATAATCTTGGAAAGACTCTCCGCGAGGATACACATGTTTATCATGCCGGAACTCCAAATGCTGTTATTTCAAGTTTGGGTGATAATGGTTCTTATAATTTACGCGGAAAGGTTCAAGAAACAACAAGAATTAAATTGGATGGTTATGATCTTGGCCCAGCAACACAAAAAGGAGGTGGAGGAATTAGAAGAGAAAACCACCAACTTTATGATAATAAAAGAATGGAAACTGAGAAAACGCAGTCTATTGGTGCGGCCGGAAATCAGAGTAGAGGTAATAAAGCATTTGATCCAACTGATATTCAAGCTCCAACTATTCGCCAAATGACATCTGTTGATACTGGAGCTTATGCAGCTAGAGGGGGTGGGTATAATCAAATTGCGACACAATATAATGATGCTGCTAAAGAAACTGTTCGCCAAACCTTACAACAACAGTTACAGCTTGGAACAGCTGGCGGTGCACAATTTCACGGCCAATCATATAATCCATTGGATGTACCATTAACAACTGGTAGAGAATTATTAGAAAATAATACTTATAATGGAGCAGTTGGTAATAGTGTTGGTACGATGCCAGCCAGCTGGAATCCATTAGCTATTAATTTTAAAGAAACAACCATGCAACCACAAATCGGTGTGGGATTTGCAGGACCTGATGGAGGTTGGGCAAAAACAGATCTTATTCTTGATCCGACAATGCGTCAAATGACAGCTAATCATTTACCTGGCGCCCCCGCACAATCTGGGAAAATGGGAGGTTATGGTGCTAATCCTCAACAATCATTTATTACGAATCGTCAAATTACTGAAGGTACTAGTCAACTTGGAGGAACTACTCAGGGATCAAGGCAAGGAGGTTATACAGCAAATCCTCAACAGATGCCAACAACACTAAAAGAATTAGTTGAATGTACTCATATGATTGCTAATGCATCCCAAGCAGGACAGCAAGGTGGTTATGGTGCAAATCCTCAACAAGCATTTAATACTCTCAGACAAACAATGAGTGGCACCCAGCAAATTCAGGGAGCTGGAAATGCTGGACAGTATGGTGGCTATAATTCTAATCCTCAACAATCAGTTAATACTTTGCGCCAAGAGTATGAGAATACCAGTAAATTAAATGGTGCTGGTAATGCTGGGCAATATGGTGGATATAATTCTAATCCTCAACAATCAGTTAACACTCTGCGTCAAGAATATGAAAATACTAGTAAGTTAAATGGTGCTGGTAATGCTGGCCAATATGGTGGATATGGTGCCAATCCCCAACAATCATTTGATACTTTACGACAAGAGTATGAGAATACATGTAAATTAAATGGTGCTGGTAATGCTGGCCAGTATGGAGGATATAATGCTAATCCTCAACAATCAATTAACACTTTGCGCCAAGAGTATGAAAATACTAATAAATTAAATGGTGCTGGTAATGCAGGACAGTATGGCGGATACGGTTCGAATCCTCAACAATCATTTGATACATTGCGCCAAGAATATGAGAATACTTTACAATTAGGAGGAACTACGCCGGCAGTTGGTGCTGGAGGATATGGAGCAAATCCAACTGTTATGCAACCAACTATTCGCCAAGGAACACTGGTCGAAAGATGGGGTGGTGGTAATAATCAAGTTGATAAACATGTTCCATATATTAGCTATTATCAGGCTGATACTGCTGATAAAACATTAATTGGGAGACCGATTGCAGGTAATATCAATGTTGGTTATAATAATGATTTTACACAACAGAGATTGCGCTCCTCTCAGTCAAATTCAGCAAGATTAGAAGGAGGTGGTTCTGCAAATCCAAATTATTCTAATGGAATGGGTAATTGGACCCGCAACGGCACAACTATTCCACAGGAAAGTGTTCGCCTCGATCCAACTATGATTGATCAACTTAATAACAATCCTTACAATATTCCTAGACAATATTCTGATAATGAATTTGGAAGACAGGAAGGTTATTCACATAATCAATATCCTGATAATATGCCATTTACCCAATTATAAATAATTGAAATCATATCTACTTGAGAATTATTATAACTATAGTAATTATCAAGTACACCTGCACAACTGTCATCATGTCAGATTATATCGAAGTTATTGGCTTATCAATGATCGCATTTGGATTGTGTATTTTATGGATATGTTGTTGCACTAGTCGTTCATATCCATATATTTGCATTCCATGTTATAAACATTGTATTGAAGAGGAGATAATACCAATTAGCATTAATTCTCCATCTGTAACTGTAATTGAGATTGAATCAGCAACAGTAACTCCAAGACATTCATTTTAAATATAATAAATTATTACATTTAATGGTAAATATACCAAAAAAATTGATTTCATTATCAATTAACAATATGATATCAATAGTATAAGAGTACCTCTAAAACATTCATTCTTTGACAGAAACCATGCAATTCATTATTCCATACATTATATTCCTTGGTATCTTTTTATGGATTGCTGTTATTATTATGTTATACAATTGCTTATTAAATAATACTAGACAGAATAATTCAAATATTATAATAAATGATATGATCATATTTGAAATCATATCGCAGTTAGCAAATGAAAGTGAAGATGAAAACCATATGTATAATGCTGTATAATTCAAATGCATTACATTATATTAATTGTATGTAATTATTACAAAATTTTAAAAGGATTTGGTAGATATTGTTTGAATAAAATAAGAATTAATCGATTAAAAAGAGTGAGATGAATCCATGGAGAATTGTTATGTATGCCTTTAAAAGGCAGTTATTCATGTGGACAGGATTATCATAAAATGGTAAGTTATTTTATGAGTATGTAAAAATTGATCTTACTTGATAGTTATAAAATAACAATAAAAGAATATCACTAGTCGTCAGTCTTGTATTGAACTGCTATAAATATCTTAATTTTATATATTATATTTATTATTGTATTTTGTCGGATATCAGTATTATTTATAATGAGACACAAGGAAAATCAAATATTATAATAATTGCAAAAAATATATTGCAATTAGCAATAGAAAGTAAAAATAATATAGCAAGTATTGTACGATGTTGTTTAATTCAGAAAGATCATTATTATATTTTATATTATTCTTATTTGTTTGTTTAGACATAATTCTCTTTTTTATATGTTGTGCGTACTATCGCTCAAATGCACCTGTAGCAGCAGAAGAAATAATGCATAATAATATTGTACCAGAACCTGTCACTGCTCGTTTTTCTTTATCTGAAGAAAATGTAGTAATGGAAATCAATACATTATGAAAAATTAAAAGCTTATAATAATTGGATAATATTAAATTTATAGTAGAAAAAGTGCATCATAATATACTTTTAATTCTAAACAAAATAACAATGAAGACTGATTTTTGTGGAAATATACGATGGTATAATAATGATGGCGAACTACATCGCATTGGTAGTTTACCAACCATTGAATATTCTGGCGGTTATAAAGCCTGGTACATTTATAATAAATATTATGTACGCAAGCAAATAATTAATATTTACAAAATCTTAAAAGGATTTAGTAGGTATTGTTTTAGGAAGATCAGAATGAGAAAATTAAGCAGATTAAGATATATTCATGACGAACTGTTATGTATGCCAGCTAAAGGCAGTTGTCCGGGTGGAGAGGATTATCATAAAATGGTAAGTTATTTTATGAGTGTGTAAAAAATTGATATATTTTGTTATAGTTAATTTATATAGTACATAATAGAAGAATATCTAAATACAATATGACTATGACAATGAAAGCTAATTTTATTATAACTAAAAGATGGTATAATATAAAAGGAGAATTACATCGCGATAATGATTTATCTGCCGTAGAATGGTTGAATGGAAATAAATTTTGGTATGTAAATGGAGAATTGCATCGAGATAATGATTTACCTGCAACTGAATACGTCAATGGAACTAAATGCTGGTATTTAAATGGTAGACGTCATCGAAATAATGATTTACCTGCAATTGAATATGCTAATGGTAGTAAAGAATGGTGGATAAATGGAAAAAAACATCGAGATAATGATTTACCTGCCATCGAATATGTATACGATGATAAAGAATGGTATGTAAATGGATTAAGGCATCGTCTTGGTGGATTACCTGCTATAGAATATGCAAGTGGAAATAAATTCTGGTGCATTTATGGTAAATATTACTTATATGCGCGAGTAATTAATTATTACAAAACATTAACAATATTTGGTAGATATTGTTTGAAGAAAATCAGAATGAGAAAATTAAGCAGATTAAGATATATTCATGGCGAACTGTTATGTATGCCAGCTAAAGGCAGTTATCTAGGTGGACAGGATTATCATCAAATGGTAAGTTATTTTATGAATATGTGAAAAATTGATTGTTATATTGTTTAATTGTTCTAATATAAGATTAAGTTAATAATACATAAGAAATACACTCTTTTCAATCCAATACAAAATGACAATGGAAACAGACAAATATGGTACTAAATGGTGGTATTATAATGTAAATGGAGAAATACATTGCGATAATGGTTTACCTTGGTGTAGAATTTGTAGATGGTGATAAATCTTGGTACATATATGACAAATATTATTCATATGAACAAATATGTAATTATTACAAAATCTTAAAAGGATTTAGTAGGTATTGTTTTAGGAAAATCAGAATGAGACGATTAAGAAAAGTAAGATGGATTCGTGGAGAGTTGTTATGTATGCCGGTAAAAGGCAGTTATCCTGGTGGTCAGGCTTATCATAAAATGGTAAGTTAATTTATGAGTATGTAAAAAATTGAAATGTAAAGTTATTTAGTTATAATTAATAGTGCTAAGAATAATATGTAAGAACACTCTTTTAATTCAAAGCATAGATGACAATGAAAAGTGATGCAGGTGAAACTAAATCATGGTATAATGAAACTGGGGAACTGCATCGTGATAATGGTTTGCCTGCTGTAGAACATGCCAATGGAGATAAATATTGATATGTAAATGGTAAACTGCATCGCGATAATGATTTGCCTGCCAAAGAATATGCAATTGGAACTAAATCTTGGTTTGTAAATGGATTGTGTCACAGAGATAATGATTTGCCTGCAATTGAAACTGTATTTGGAACTAAAACTTGGTTTGTAAATGGATTGTGTCACAGAGATAATGATTTGCCTGCAATTGAAACTGTATTTGGAACTAAAACTTGGTTTGTAAATGATAAAATACATCGTCTAGGCAGATTGCCTGCATTTGAATATGCGAGTGGTCATAAAGAATGGTACATCTATCATAAACGCTACACTTATGAGCAAGTATGTAATTATTACAAAATCTTAAAAAGATTTGGTAGATATTGTTTGAAAAAGATCAAAATGAAAAGATTAAAAAAAGTTAAATTAATTCATGGTGAATTGTTGTGTATGCCTGTAAAAGGTAGTTATCCAGGTGGTCTAGATTATCATAAGATGGTAAATTATTTTACGAATATGTAAAAAATTGATTGATATATTGTTTATATATAATTAAGTTATTGGTATAACTATAATATTGGAAACAAGTTATGATGTGCACAATTGATAAAAAAGGTAACAGTACATGGAAAAATGAGAATGGAAAACTCCACCGAGATAATGATTTACCTGCAATTATAAAAATAAATGGCAATAAACAATGGTATATAAATGGAAAACGGCATCGAGATAATGGATTACCTGCTATTGAAAAAGCAAATGGTGATAAACAATGGTATGTAAATGGAATGTATAACAGAGATAATGATTTACCTGCTAAAGAATATACCAATGGAAATAAATTTTGGTGCATAAATGGAAAATATCATCGTGATAATGATTTACCTGCTATTAAATGGCGCGATGGAACTAAATATTGGTATAAAAATGGAAAACTGCATCGTGACAACGATTTACCTGCTACCGAATATGCAAATGACGATAAACATTGGTTTGTAAATGGATAATTGCATCGTCTTGGTGGTTTAGCTGCTATAGAACATAATGATGGTCGTAAATTATGGTATATTTATGGCAAACAATATACATATGATGAAGTAATTAATTATTACAAAATATTAAAAAACTTTTTTAGATATTGTCTCAAGAAGATTAGAATTAGAAGATTAGGAAGACTTAGATGGATTCATGGAGAACTATTATGTATGCCACTAAAAGGTAGTTATCCCGGTGGCCAGGATTATCATAAAATGGTAAGTTATTTTATGAGTATGTAAAAAATTGATTGTTATATTGCTTGAATAAACTGTAATAATAGTAAGTTAATAGTATACAAGAAAGTACACAGTTTCAATACAAAATAAAAGATGACAATGAAAACTGATGCAGATGGAACTAAATCATGGTATAATGCAAATGGAGAACTACATCGCGATAATGGTTTGCCAGCATTAGAAGAAGCAGATGGCGATAAATTTTGGTATGTAAATGGAGAAATACATCGTGATAATGATTTACCTGCTATTGTTTATGCAAGTGGTAATAAGGAATGGTATGTAAATGGATTACTACACCGTGACAATGGTTTACCTGCTGTCGAAGGTGCAGATGGAACTAAATTTTGGTATGTAAATAGATTACTACACCGTGACAATGGTTTACCTGCTGTCGAAGGTGCAGATGGAACTAAATATTGGTATGTAAATGGAAAATGTCATAGATTAAGTGGCTTACCTGCAATTGAATGTGCAAATGGAAATAAATATTGGTTCGTTAATAATAAATATTACGCATATGAACAAGTATGTAATTATTACAACACATTAACAATATTTGGTAGATATTGTTTGAAGAAGATCAGAATGAAAAGATTGAAAAGAGTAAAGTTGATTCATGGAGAACTATTATGTATGCCATCAAAAGGAAGTTATCCAGGTGGACAGGATTATCATCAAATGGTAAGTTATTTTATGAATATATAGGTTTAAATTCTTACTAAGAATTAGTATGAATAGTTTAGATTTAACCGCACTGTTGATTTTGGTTATTGGATTTATAACAGTATTTTGTATATTGATTCCATCTGAGGAACAGCCAAGAAGAAGTTTTGTTATTAGTGAAACATACATACCAATGACTTTCAAGAAAAGAATGAACTTTAATACAGGAAATTCAAATAAAAGGCACATGCAAAATCGTAAAAGACCGTCATATTTTAGAAAACATCGCCATTGAATACTGTAATATCTTAAATACAATCAGTATAGATAATGACAATTAGTGATATTTTGCTTATTTTAAGTTTAACTGCGCTTGTATTTATTATTATTATGCGAAATCTATCAAAAAATAATAAAATTAATGATGATGTTAGTGAAAGTGTTAATAATGATGAAAGTGAGAATAGTGAAGATGATACTAATGATACTGAGGATGATGGCGAATTAACAGCATTTGATAAGAGTGTGTGGCGGCCTATTATTGAGAGACCATGGAGAAATGAGATGATTGATGACGGAATGCCAAATTATCGTGACGCGTGGAAAAATTATTAGGATATTAAATTAATAATGTGAATTTTATACTCACATTATAGTTATGAATTTTATTGCCGCGGTTTGTATTTTAATTTTGATTATATGGATGAGTCTTTGTAATAATCGTAGAAGAAAGCAATTCGCGTTTGAAGAATGGATTGAATGTGCTAATTTAATGATTACTTTTCACAAATCGCGAGATAGAATGGTTTATGAGCGTATACTAAAATTACATCGCAATCGTGATTTAGAACCCCAGAAAGATCATATGTTGCGTATTTGGTTGCGAAGAGTATTAGAACATAATCCGCGATTCCATACTGGATCATATGATGAAATTGCTATAATGCAATCCGAAACATTATACTCATATCTACCAACAATAATTTCATTATATAAAAATGCATTAGTTTTACAACAAGAAGTTATTGATGGAATTAATGAAACCACAATTCAGTACGGAGCAACTGGTTCTCAAAAATACAGAGATTATCTTGTTGATGCAGTAAATAATTTATCTGGAAACTTGCAATCTCATTGTATAGTTCAACTGGCACATATCTCATAAACTTGTAAATTTAGAGAATTTTTAGAATTTATGGAAGAAGTAATCTCTTTTGCTTGAAAGGATCTGGTAGTTTTTTAATAAATTGTTGTAGTTTATTTGATTCAAGAAGAATGGTATCAGTCTTAATGAGTACAATACTATGGCCATATTCATTGATTTTATTGACAATGAAGCGATAAGTTGCCTCAATGTGTTCAATACATCCGCCACCAGTGATAATAGCTGCACCTGATTCAAATATAAATATGGATACTTTTTTCTTTACACTTTCTCCATCATCATCGATATCACCATTGGCGTAGTAATATTTGATATTTACAGCCGAATGCATGCATGGTTGGTAGGTAGATCTGATGCCCTCTGCTAAGAGTTTTCGATGTAATTTAATACGATCAAATTTGCAATTTGCTCGAAAATTAGTATTAATAAGGTCTACTTTGATATTAAAAACTCTAAGATTTGAGATGTTTGTAACAAACGGCTTTGGGCGAATAGTACCATCTAGTATGACTCCTTTAATTCTTTTAAATTCATAGAATAGTTTACCCATAATCGAAACAAAATCCTTTACATCTTTGACACCAGTCATTTGTAAAGATCCATTCCTAAAAAGCTTCAGATTAATAGGTTTATTATCTGAACCCGGATCTATCTCAATAGTAGTCTGATTATAAAATCTTTTTCCCCCAGTTTTATTTGTTTTCTTAGGTGGATGGATGCTCCTCTGATATCCGGGATTTGAACCAAATCTGATGTTATCGATTCCGCCCTCAGTTAGATCGATATAGTATGCTACGTTTTTTCTATTAATTTTGGTACCAATACAGCATGTCATTGTCATTGTTGAAATAGTTAATCTTTTTGGTAATGTATCCATTGGTAAAGCTTTATTGAGACTCCTCATATCGATCTTTATAGTATGATCAGTTCTGGCATTAGCAAGTTGTTTCTTACGAATACTTTTACTATCTAGTTTGTCATTATCATCTTTTTTATAAAAAGATTGAGGCTTTTTAGATTTTGCAGTATCTAGTTTCATCACGTGGTTAATCAAAATGTTAAGATTATAGTAAATTGCATCAATTTTTTCTGTTAAATATTTCACGTTTAGAAAGTGGCTTAATAAAATCTGGATATAAGTATACATCAAGCAAGATGAGTTCAACTACCAAGACTAGCAGCAAACACCAATCTGGAAAATCTTCCGAATCGAGTGATCATTCTGGAAGTGGCGAGTCCTTTGTTCCCTCCAAGGGAAGTCTATCTGGAGGAAAGAAATCAAAGTCCTCTAGTTCTGACAAGAAGCACAAGTCTCTGTCTGGCGGAAAGGTTTCCAAGAAGTCATCTAGTTCGTCTAGCCAAGATGGAGGAAAGAAGAAGAAGAGTTCTACCTCCTCTAAGAAGAGTTCTACCTCGTCTAAGAAGGTTCCTAGCGCCAAGAAGGCCACTACCAAGAAGTCTAGCACCAAGAAGTCTACTAAGAAGCAGACTGGTGGAAAGCCTAAGAAGGCAGCCACTGGTGCCAAGAAGTCTACCGCTAAGAAGCAGACTGGAGGAAAGCCTAAGAAGGCTACTGGGGCTAAGAAGGCATCTGCCAAGAAGGCAACTGGTACCAAGAAGGCAACTGGTACCAAGAAGGCTACTGGAGCTAAGAAGGCAACTGCCAAGAAGGCTACTGGTGCTAAGAAGTCTACTGCCAAGAAGTCCGCTAAGAAACAGACTGGAGGTGCCAAGAAGCAAACTGGAGGAAAGCCTAAGAAGAGTGGAGTCAAGAAGAGCGCCAAGAAGACTGTTGCTCCTAAGGCCGGAAAGAAGAGTTCTACTAAGAAGTCCTCCTCTAAGAAATCCTCTAAGTAAATGTTATTAGGATATTGATCAAATTAATAAAAATATATTAATTTGAAATGAAAAATCAACTGTTAGGTTAAGGATTTTAACTATAGCATACAGTATAATGCGAGTCTTATCATGGGATGTTGGTATCAGAAATGCAGCTTATTGTTTAATGGAAAGGTATATTGACGATAAAACCGGGAAAGTTCTTTATAAGACATTATCTTGGGGATTGATTGATTTACTTGAGAGATTTGAAAGACGGTGTAAATGTGGAAGAGTTGCCATGTGGGTGACTGATACTCGTCAAAGCAATGGAGAAGAATTAGCATGGTGTGGTCAACATGTTGGTGCACAAGGTGTTATTCCATGTAAAGAGGCTGGAGCTAAGTGTATTAATTGTGGTAACAAGGCTTATATGATAGTAAAGGGAAGAAGTAAACTCAAACATTGTGTCAAACACACAACTTTACCAAAATTGCGAAGATATAAGAAAGTTTCAAGTAAAAAGTTTGCTGTTGAAAAGTTAAAGGAAGTATTAATATCAGAACTCGAACTGCGTCCGGATTTTCTTTTTGTCCAACATGTTGTTATTGAAAATCAGCCAAGTTTAACTAATCCAAAGATGAAGGCTATTTCCGAAACTTTATTTCATTGGTTTATGATTCGAGGTAAAATCGATCGCCAATTATATTTAGAATCTCTGGAAAAGGAGGCCTTGTTATTTAACACAAATAATTATGTATCGAGTTTACAATACAGATATCCAAGTGCAGTTAAGAGTGTAGAGTTTATTAGCCCGAGTGCTAAAATCCCAGATAGAAATATTACAAGAGAATTACGTAAAGCTAAAATTATGGAAATCTGTGAACAAGATATCAAAGATTCAGAATGGGAATTATTTTACAAGAAACATCCTAAAAGAGATGATTTGGCAGATTGTCATGTTCAGGCAAAGATCATATTTAGAAGATTAGGAGATGCATGCGAATGGAGGCTAGGAGATAGTGCTACTAAAAAATGGTTAAATAGCAAAAGATCATAAAAATTAAATTTCAATCATGTTGATTAAATATATTATTGCAATTAGGATAATATATCATGAAAAAACAAACAAGTATTTGTGATAAAAATGAACAAAGAGCTACATAATTGTGATAATGCATTATCTGTTATAATTGGAATTAATTCAAAAAAATATTATAAAAATGGTAAACTACATCGAGATAATGATTTACCCGCGAAAGTTGCTGATGGTTATAAAATGTGGTTTGTTGATGGAAAATGTCATCGTCTTGGCGGATTGCATGCAGTTGAATATCGTGATGGGAGTAGATTTTGGTACATCTATCACAAACGCTACACTTATGGACAAGTATATAATTATTACAAAATCTTAAAAGGATTTGGTAGACATTGTCTTAGAAAGATTAGAATGAGGCGATTAAGAAGACTTAGATGGATCCATGGGGAACTATTATGTATGCCGGCAAAAGGTAGTTATTCGGGTGGCCAGGATTATCATAAGATGGTAAGTTATTTTATGAGTATGTAAAAAATTGATTTTTATATTGTTTCAGATATAACCATACATAATAGCAAGTTATAATAAGCACATTGTAATATACTCTTTATTCACATCACAATGGCAATGAAAACTGACGCGCGAGGAAATAAGAAATGGTACAATGCAAATGGAAAATTACATCGCGATAATGATCTACCTGCTATCGAAAATGCAAATGGTGATAAGGAATGGTATGTAAATGAAAAATTACATCGTGAAAATAATTTACCAGCAATTGAAAATGCAGATGGAATCAAAGCATGGTGTGTAAATGGAAAACTACACCGTGATAATGATTTACCTGCAATTGAATGTTCGAATGGTGATAAATATTGGTATGCTGATGGAAAAATACATAGACCATGCGGCTTACATGCCATTGAATATGCATATGGTTGTAAATTATGGTTCATAAATGGAAAACGATATACATATGATGAAGTAATTAATCATTACAATATCTTAGCGAAATTTGGTAGATATTGTCTTTGGAAAATCAGAATGAGGCGATTAAGAAGAGTAAGATGGATCCATGGGGAACTATTATGCATGCCTCCAAAAGGCAGCTATCCAGGTGGCCAAGATTATCATAAGATGGTAAGTTATTTTATGAGTTTGGATAAAAATTGATTATTATATTCCTTAAATAACTATATTAATAATAAGTTAATAGTACACTGGAAAATACATTTAAATCCATCAATAGCGAAATGACAATGCAAATTGATTTTTTTAGAACTAAGAGATGGTGCAATGTAAAAGGACAACTACATCGTGATAATAATTTACCCGCTATTGAATATGCAAATGGTGGTAAATGTTGGTATGTAAATGGATTATTACATCGCGATAATAATTTACCCGCTATTGATCGTGTAAATTATGATGGATATAGCTGTGTAAATGGAAAGAGTAATCGAGATAGAAAATGGTATGTAAATGGAAAACTACATCGTGATAATGATTTACCTGCTATTGAAAATGCAAATGGTGATAAGGAATGGTATGTAAATGGAAAACTACACCGAGATAATGATTTACCAGCAATCGAATATGCAAGTGGGAGTAGAAATTGGTATGTAAATGGAAAATTGCATCGCGATAATGATTTGCCCGCGATTGAATATGCAGATGGTGATAAATATTGGTATGTAAATGGATTATTACATAGAGATAATGATCTACCTTCTATCGAAAGAACAAGTGGTAATAAATATTGGTATGTAAATGGATATCTCCATCGTCTCGGAGGTTTGCCTACCATAGAGTGGCATGGGAAAGGTAAACGTTGGAATATTTATGATAATGAATACACATATGAGCAAGTATGTAATTATTACAAAATTCTAAAAAATTTTGGTAGGTATTGTCTTAGGAAAATCAGAATGAATAGACTAAGGCATCTAAGATGGATTCATGGAGAACTGTTGTGTATGCCGCCAAAAGGTAGTTATCTCGGTGGACAGGATTACCTTAATATGGTAAATTATTTTATGAGTATGTAAAAATTGATTGTTATATTGCTTAGTTTAATTATAAGTAAGATTAAGTTAATAGTACATTCAAGTACATTTTTTATTAAAGCCATCAATAGCGAAATGACAATGCAAATTGATATTCATGGAAATAAAAGATAGCATAATCATAAAAATGGACATCAACAAAGAGATAATGATTTACCTGCTATTGAATATGCAAATGGTAATAAATATTGGTTTGTAAATGGACACAGATATCTACATAGATATAATGATTTACCAGCAATTGAATCTCCAAATGGGGATAAATGTTGGTATGTAAATAGATTACATTATCGGCTTGATGGTTTATACCTGCTGTTAAATGTGGTAATAGTTATAAACAATGGTGGATTTATGGAAAACAATACACATACAATCAAGTAATTAGTTATTATGAAATCTTAGCAAGATTTGGTAAATAATGTTTGAGGAAGATCCGAATGAATCAATTAAGGAGACTTAGATGGATTCATAGAGAACTATTATGTATGTCCCCTAAATGCAGTTATTCAGGTGGCAAAAGGATTATCATCAGATGGTAAGTTATTTTATGAATATGTAAAAAATTGATATGTTAAATATTTCATTATATAGTTATGGTTATTAGTATAACTATAATATTTGAAACAAGTTATGATGTGCACGACTGATAAAAAAGGTAATAATACATGGAAAAATGAATATGGAAAACTCCATCGGGACAATGATTTACCAGCAATAGAAAAAGTAAATGGTAATAAACAATGGTATATAAATGGGAAACATCACCGAGATAATGATTTACCTGCCATTGAATATGCATCTGGAACCAAAGAATGGTATGTAAATGGAAAACATCATCGAGATAATGGTTTACCAGCTATTGAAAAAGCTCATGGCGATAAAGAATGGTATGTCAATAATAAGCTACACAGAGATAATGATTTACCTGCCATTGAATATGCATCTGGAACTAAAGAATGGTATGTAAATGGAGTACTACATAGAGATAATGATTTACCTGCTATCGAACGTGCATCTGGAACTAAAGAATGGTATGTAAATGGAGTACTACATAGAGATAATGATTTACCTGCTATCGAACGTGCAAATGGTGAAAAAAAATGGTATGTAAATGGAGAACTGCACAGAGATAATGGTTTACCGGCTATTGAAAGAGCATATGGTAATAAACAATGGTATGTAAATGGATTACGTCATCGACTCGGTGGTTTACCTGCGATTGAATATGCAGATAGAAATAAAGAATGGTATATTTATGATAAAAGATACAGTTATGACCAAGTACTTAATTATTACAGAATTTTAAAAGGATTTGGTAGATACTGTTTGAAGAAGATCAGAATGAGAAAACTAAGACGTCTTAGATGGATTCATGGAGAATTATTATGTATGCCTCCAAAAGGCAGTTATCCAGGTGGCAAAGATTATCATCAGATAGTAAGTTATTTTATGAGTATGTAAAAAAATTGATTATTATATTGCTTGAATTATTGTATAATTAATAAGTTTCAGTATGTTCAATTAAGTACAATTCGCAGTTCTCAGCAACATGGCTTATATGAAGATTAGTGGCACAAATACGAAATACTGGTTTAATGCAAATGGAAAATTGCACAGGGATGATGATTTACCTGCAATAGAGCATGCAATTGGAGATAAAGAATGGTATGTAAATGGAAAGCCTCATGGAGATAATGGTTTACTAGCAATTGAATATGGAAATGGCACTAAAATTTTGTACATTAATGAAAAAGTGCATCGTGATAATGATTTATCAGCTACAGAACGCACAAATGGCACTAAAATTTGGTACATTAATGGAAAAGTGCATCGCGATAATGATTTACCTGCTATAATAACTGCAGAAGGTGATAAAGAATATTATGTAAATGATCAATTACATCGAGATAATGATTTACCTGCTATTGAAAGAGCAGATGGAAGTAAATATTGGTATGTAAATGGAGAATATCATCGCAAAAACGATTTGCCTGCTGTAGAATATGCAGATGGCGGTAAAGAATGGTATGTAAATGGATTGCACAATCGTGGCAATGATTTACCTGCTATTGAATGTGCAAATGGTAATAAAGCATGGCTTGTAAATGATATTTGCCATCGTGTCAATGGTTTACCTGCAATAGAATGTGTAAATGGAAATAAACAATGGTGGATTTATGGAAAACAGTATTCATATGAACAAGTAATTAATTACTACAAAATATTAACAATATTTGGTAGATATTGTTTGAAGAAGATTAGAATGAAAAGATTAAAAAGAGTAAAGTTGATTCATGGAGAACTATTATGTATGCCTCCAAAAGGTAGTTATCCTGGTGGTAAAGATTATCATAAAATGGTAAGTTATTTTATGAGTATGTAAAAAATTGATAGTTAATCATTAATATAAATAATATTAATAAATCAAAAATAATGGCTTATACAACTATTAACGACGCTGGTACAAAATACTGGCATAATGCAGGTGGACAAATACAGCATGATAATGATTTGCCTGCAGTAGAGCGTGAAAATAAAGGTTGGTTTGTAAATGGAGAACAATATCGCATAAATGACTTACCAAGCATTAAATACGGTAATGGAAATAAAGCTTTGGTTATTGATAAAAAACTGCATCGAAATAATGGTTTACCTGCTTCTGAATTTGCCGATGGGCATAAAGAATAGTATGTGAATGGAAAACAGCATCGCGATAATGATTTACCTGCTGTTGTATTTGCGAATGGCGAAAAACAATGGTTTAATAATGGAAAATTTCATCGAAATAGTGGTTTACCTACCGTTGAATGTATAAATGGAGATAAATGTTGGCATGTAAATGGATTATGTCATCGACTTGGTGGTTTGCCTGCAATTGAAGATATACATGGTTATAAAGAATAGTGGCTTTATGATAAACATTATACATATAAGCGAATAATTAATTATTACAAAACCTTAACAAGATTTGGTAGATATTGTTTGAAGATTAGAATGAGACACCTAAAACGTCTTAAATGGATTCATGGCGAGTTATTGTACATGCCAGTAAAAGGTAGTTATCCTGGTGGTCAGGATTATCATAAAATGGTAAGTTATTTTATGAGTATGTGAAAAAATTGATTGTTAATTTATAATAGTAATTACAAGTTTTTATAGTATTAATAAACAAAGAAATGACAGGCATTACTGAACTTGAATATAATAACTCACTTAATCCTGAAATTATGGCAAGAAGATTCTATAATAAAGTTGTCGAACTTACTAGAAATAATAATATTGAAGGTTTAAGAATATTCATTGCCGATATTCGCCAAATTAATAATGATATGGCAGTATTAGCTGAAAATATCTCAAGAAACATAATTGCAAGAGCATCTCGTCATTAATACAATAAGTACTAAGATTTACTCTCCTAGACTATCACCTGCGAGAAATATAAGGACCTTTCATCTAATAACACATCCAGTTTATTTAATACACATCATTACTAAAAGTGTTATTTATAATTAATAATAGAATCAAATATAAGATTATATAATTTATAAATAAAATATCTCAATTAAACTTCTTCATCATCACTATCTGGTGCATTATTCTTATTGACTCGTAATTTCATACTGCGTTCTAACGAGGATTGATTATTAAGTGGAGTTTCTCGCTTTAACACTAATGCCTCATCATTTCGCGTTAGTCCAAATTGATCAGATTCCAATACAGTTACAATAGGAATAACACTTGATGGTAAAGGACGATAACTACGTTTACCGGTTCCATTTAGCTTTCTGTACTCAGAAACTGTATAATTACCTCCAAATTTCTTCATTAATCGTGGTGAACTGGCCGGTTTCACAATAGTAGGCTGTCCTCTACGAATAGTTTCCATTCTATCAATTAAAGTTTTTCTCTTCCAAATATCTTTATCATTCAAAAAGTATAAATTATATGCCGCAGAACATTCAGCAGAACAGAAATAGTCTGTCATTCGAACAACATCACCTACCATACATTGTGGTAACATGGTAGGCTCCCATTCAAAACCCTCAGTGCACCAATCACATACTCTTCCCGGCATATTGCGAAATCTAATAGTTTTACCAGTTTTATCAATTGCTGGAATTGTGAGGGCAATTCTATCTGGTTCGTCATCAATTGATGCACCCTTCAAGCGTTTTTTCATTTCCCTAATATTCTTTTGATATTTAGGACAATTAGGACATACTTGATCAACATCGCGAGTTTCTGCTTTTGGAATTGGTTTTAAATTATTATTATTACTAGCTTCTCTGCCCTTTAATAATTGTTTAATTTTCTTTTCAGAAATTGGAACTTCCATAACAAGTGTTTCTCTTAGACTATCATTATCTGATTCGCTATCTGATAATGACTCAGAGTCAGATTCTGATACTTGACGCCTTTTAGAACTTTTACTCTCAGATTTTTTATTAGTGCTCACTTTAGCCTTTCCTCTGGGAGCTGGTTTTCGTGAACTCATATTGTTATTTGTCGTGTTAATGAATAAACAAGACAAAACTCTTATATCGATTTGGGTATTTAATACTAGATTTAAAGACATTTTAGCGAATCTGTTCGGTATCAATTTTTGCGGTCCTTTTTCTACCCTTTGAGCCACGAGAATTACCAGTATTTGACGATCTAGCAGATTTATTACGAGCACTACTACTAGTACTGCTGCTAGTATCAGATTCAGAGCTACTTACCCTCTTATTGTGCTTGCTGCGGGTACTGCGTCTCTCCTCCTCAGGTTCAGGTGAATCAGTTACAGTTTCTTCAGTTTCGGATTGTTCCTCTGTACTTTCACGGCGTTTATTATGTCTACCAGAACTATTTCCGATAATCTTATCCTGTTCCCGCATGATAGAACTATGACGATTTCTTGTTTCGTCGAGAGATGCATTGGCTAAGAAATTATCTAATCTGCGAGAATCGGCAGTTGGTGCAGTAAATCTAGAGAAATTTGCATCTAAGTGATTATTTTTGGGAGGGGGAGTTGCAGTTGGCGGATTAATAGGTTGATTGGCTGCAGTATTTTGACGATCATATAATGATAATTTTTCAAGAATCTTATTTGAACTATTACTGAGAGATGCAACTCGTTTTCCAAGTTCCGCATTTTCTTTGAGCAGATCATCATATGATGGGCGTCCTGGATTTCCAGCAATCTTTTGTTGTGAGTTATTAAGATTCATTGCAGCCATCTGTAATTTAACTTGGTCACTAATTTGTTTATTAATGCGCGCCTTTTCGGCTTCAGCACTTTCGGTACGAGAATTATTAATATGATGCGAGCTAAGAGTATTGCTTAATGCAAATCCTAGACGGACTACCGGATGAATCATCTTATCATCTTTATGATACATCTCATAGAAATCTCCCCAAATATCACGATATTCATCTCTCTCTGCATTAACTGCCTTGGAAACACCATCCAGTTTAAATCCAAATGGGTCATAATTGTGATTTGCAAATTCAATAATATTAATACCGCCAGTAAATCCTTGATCGTACATTCCTACAATAACTTGTTTATTACGAATAGAAAAATGGATATTATATTCTCTCTCCATAGTTTCCAAATCGCTATTCATGTTATACTCTTGAGATAGTGTAACTCCGCGATTTTGGAGATCATTTAGTTTGGCAAGAATGGCAAATTTAGCCATCTTAATTTCTTGAGATGTCCTTGATCTTTGTGTGCCATTATTCTCATTATCCTCATAATGATTATTTTGTTTTTGATGATGCCCATTATCATCTCTTCTTCCAGTAGACTGCCCAGTCGACTTATAGTTGCCATGATTACCTCCAGTACCAGTTGTTTGACCAGTTGGTTTTGCTGCTTGTGGCCTAGTTAGAGATGCAAGAACAGGATTTTCTACTGCACTATCCTCATCAGAATCACCAGAACTAGAACTATTACCAGATGAACCTGTCGAACTGCCTGCAGATGCCATCTGACCAATAGCTGCCCCACCATCCATAACAGGTGCAACTTCTGCTGATAAAATACCGGTTCCCTGGTCACTTTCACTACCCTCTTCCAATGTTTCCATTTCTTTGGCAAATGCATCCTGATTAGGATGTTGTAACATTTTCCCACCATTTTGGATCATATTCCAATACATATCTCCGCTTTCGCTGAATCCATCAAGTGCTTTACTCGATTTTTTCTCATTATTGGGCTGAGTTGTCATAATTATAGTTGTGTGGGAAAAGATAGTTGGCTATTAACATGCATTTCTATATATCATAAATTTTGATTCATTTGTTATCTGTTGGAATTGTTCTAATAATTAAGAGAACTGCGAAAGAAATCAATACAGAAATTGCAAAATTAGAACATTCCTTATAAGTTACTATCAACATAATTAAAAATTGTACAATAGGAGATCGAAATATGGCCATTATCTTTTTTGATGGATTTGGTACTATTTTAGTCATATAAAGTACAAAGAGGAGCCAAAATACCCCTGATAAGATAGATGATATTGAGATTTCGGACATATATAGTTATTCGCACATAATTTTCCACAAAATCACGGTTACATTGACAATAATAATTATTTCGCATTTGAAATCAAATAAGCATGAGTTATGCCCCAATTGATGAAGCATGGCCACAAACAGAGACAGAGGATGAATATCCTGCAACTTATGCAGTATATGGAGGTTTGCGCCCCGAATTAAACCGTCCCGTGGATAATGAGGGAATTGTATCTGGGCCAGTTGGATTTGGAAGAGGAAGTATTTGTCCAAATAGTTCTCTTAATGAAAGTGATACATTTAGTCAGAAAGCAACTCCAGTATCAAGACAAATGCACAATACTCGAAAATCTCGCAGAACCCCCCCTTCTATTGTATTGCCAGAATCAGATTACTCTATTCAACAAAGAAGAAGGAGTCATAGTCACTCAAGACTCGAACACCCAAATCATTTTCTCCACAACGAATCACCAATGATTCCCCACGAATGCTCATGTTATCAGCAGATGTATTTACAACCAAATGGAATATTTTGGTGGTTGGATAGTCGCGACGCATTCATTATTATTGGAGGGTTGGTCTTATTGACTCTAGTTGGTATTCTTATTAAACGTAGTTAGTCTAGATTCATAGTAAGATTTTGGAGGAGATAACTAAGTAAACATGTGGACAAGAAAATCTTTACAACCTCAATATGATATTTCGATTACAATACCAGACTCATTAATAAAATTATTAATGTTAATACCAGATCGCAAAATATCTCAGCCACCAAAAACACTTGTATTAAGTGGCGGATCCACTAAAGGCACAGCGCATTTAGGAGCAGTTAAAGCATTAGACGAATTAGGTTATCTTAAAGGTATTAAACGTTTCGTTGGTGTTTCGATTGGAGGATTAATTGCGAGTTTATTAGCAATTGGTTATTCATACAAGGATTTGTATAATAAAATAATGGATTTAGATTTTTCAACAATGCAAGAAATATCCCCAAGTCAAATATTTGATATTTTTGGAGTAGATAAAGGAGATCGTTTTGTAAATCTTATTCGAGAATTAATAAGAGTTAAATGTAATCCGGATATTACATTATCTCAAGTACATAAATTAACTGGACATTCCATTCATGTTCTTGCGAGTTGTGTAAATAATTGCAGATTAACATTATTTAATAGAACAACATTTCCAGATATTCCGCTGTGGAAAGCTATAAGAATCACAACATCAATCCCTGGTTTATTTGCACCAATGATGCATAATGGATTAATGTATGTCGATGGAGCATGTATTGATAATTTTCCCATAAATATTTTCAATTCAAATAAAACATTAGGAGTCTTTTTAAGAGTTTTGAATAATTCAATTGAGATTAAAAATTTAGAGGATTATGTTGCTCAAATGTTTATAATGATGATGTCAAATACATCTAAATCAGAAAACTCTTATCCAGAAAAAACAGTATTCATCCATTTACCTTTTATTAATAATTTTGATTTTAAAATGTCAAAAGAAATTAAACAAATCTTAATTGATACTGGTTACCGTAGCACCATTGAACATTTTATTCAAAATATTTAAAACAAAAACTATAACATTATTAAAAATAATTTTAAAAATAGAATTTCTGAAAAAGAATAATATAATAGAAAAATGATAAATACATACATCTAAGTATATTATTAATATCAAATCATTTAGAATTTGCTAAATGTTGTTTATATTAAATGAAACTTTCAAGATGCCAAGATTATCATAAAATGGTAAGTTATTTTATGAGTATGAAAAATTGAATTTCGAAATGCTTGGTTAAACTGTAATAAGTTAATATAAGTAAGTATGTCTCGAAAAGTACACTCTCTATATCTTATCAACCTAAAAAATGACAAGCAGAACTAATGAACTATTGTATAATGCAAATGGTGATAAAATATGGTATATAAATAATAAATTGCATCGAGACAATTGATTTACCCGCCATTGAAAATGTAAATGGAAGTAAATGTTGGTATTCGGAAGGAAAAAGACATCGTCTTGCTGCATTGCCTGCCATTGAATATACAGATGGTGACAAAGTATGGTATATTTATGGTAAACAATACACATATGAGCAAGTATGTAATTATTACAAAACCTTAACAAGATTTGGTAGATATTGTTTGAAGAAAATAAGAATGAGACGATTAAGGAACTCAAGATGGATCCATGGAGAGCTATTATGCATGCCGGCAAAAGGTAGTTATCCGGGAGGCCAGGACTATCATCAAATGGTAAGTTATTTTATGAGTATATAAAGTTATTCAAAAAGATATTTTATATCTTTTTAATCATATTAAAAATTTAGTGTTTATTTAACCACGAGTCGCACGAGGGCGATCTTGAATACTAGGAGGAGGAACTACAACTGCAGGATGTTGTAAATTACCAGAGTTACTACGAGCTGGTTGTTGTGCATGATTAGGGGAAGAATTATAATTAGCTGATGCTGGGGGTCTTTGTTGACTATTCAATGCCTTTCGTTGCTCTGCACGCTGATTTAGAGCAATTAGATCACGATATCTGGCAATCTGTTCAGGGCGTGCCGCAAATTCTAAGTGTTCGACAGATCTAGGTTGGACACTTAATGCCTCAAGACCAGCCAAAACTCCATTAGGTACATCAGTTGAAAAATCTGATAAATTGCGATTATCTAACTGTTGGCTAAATTGCTGATGTTCCTCTAAACGCCGCTTCATTTCAATACGATCCGATTCAGATTTATTATTATGCCCATGTGTATTATTTGAATTCTCAATACCAATTAAATCTTTACGAGTAAATAATACAGGAGCGTGCATTTTAACTGATGCAAATGCGCCTCCAGCCTCATCTGCATATAAATTATCTACTTTTTCAATTTCACCAAACATTCCACCAGATTCATTACCCCCAACTCCATTTAGATTAATACCATCATATGGCTGAATCTCTCCGGAAACATCTTGTCTAGCATAATTACGCTCAAACGCAGCATTGAATTGTCCAAGATTATTTTTAGGATCAAAAATTTTCTCAGGGAGAGTTTCAGTATCCATCTGTCCTCGCTGGCGCATAAGATCACTGAGGCGGTCCTTAGTTTCATGTTCTTTTAATGCAACTGCTGCAATTTCTGGATTATAATTGTGACGGCGATTCATACTATCCCACTGCGTCCTAAAAGTAGCTTGATCGCGATCACTCGCAATTGTTCCTTGTGAGTCCATAAATGCCTTTGCGCTACCACGCATTGACGAATAATCATCCTCGGTATTTGCCACAAACTGAGTATGTTCAGAATCATATCCTACTCTATCATTTGTTAGACGCTGGTAGGCAGTATTGATCAAATTGTAAGTTTCTCTAGATTCATCCATCTTGCGCATTAAAGCATTATCTAATTCACCGCGCTGAATATCAGTAATTGAAATTTTCTTATCCATTTCATTAACCATTGCCATGTGGCGTACTCTTACCTTATCAGGATGGTACTGCTTGACCATTCGACTGTATGCCATTTCGATATCATCAATTGTACATTTATTATCCAATCCTAAAACTTTATATAGATCTACATGAGTTGTTGCTCTGGATTCAGCACGATATTGTTGACGATTTTGCCCAAATACATTGTTTGACGATTGTGTATTTCTTTGTCTATTTTCTCCGCTCATTTTGATAACTGTAATATTAAAGTATTGTGATATTAAGCCATTTTTGATATTTAAAATATCAAATATATCCATTTATTAACATGACATCGACTGATCTAGTTAGCGCAAAAACTCTAGTTGGACATCATACAAAAACTAAATTTAAGGCAAATGTTGATATAAAGGTGCTAAAAGATCGCATAACTGCATCAATGTTACTGCATGCACTTGGAGATACCATCGGGTATAGAAATGCTAGATGGGAGTTCAATCTACCACCAGAAGGAATTACTGGCGAGAATTTAGAGGAATATCGAAAAACACAATATGATCCTAATAAAACAAGAGATCGTATATATGAATTCTTAGAATTAGGTGGAGTAAATAATATAGATTTAACAGGTTGGAAAGTTTCTGACGATACTATTTTAAATTATGCGACAGGTCTTTCTCTTGTCGGTTACCATAAAATTACAGACAAGAGAGTAAAAGGTGACAAAATTCAATATACATACGACTCTGATTTATTTTGTGATGTAATTTCTGAATCATATGTTTTGTTTTTGAATGAACTTGTTGTACGTGACATTGGAGAAACAACATTAAAAGTGTTAAAACAATATAAGGCGGGAGAAACATGGAGGGATAATCATCCAGTTCGATTAAATGAAATTGCAGGGGCGGGTAATGGTGCGGCAATCCGTACAATCCCAATTGGTTTGGCATATTGGTCAGAAAAACAAAGAGATATTCTTATTTATACTGCACTAGAGGCTAGCAGAGTTACTCATAATCATCCAGTTGGTTATTTGGGTGGAATTTGTGCAGCATTATTTACTGCATTTGCCATCGAGGGCAGACCAGTAAATACTTGGCCAAGTGAGATGCATTATCTATTAAAAGGTTCTGGTGAAAAATCATTATTGTACAAATATCTTGCAAAAACAGATGGTTTGAAAGAATATGAGAGAGACTCCGGATTATGGTGGAATGCGTGGGAAGAATGGGATGCAAAATTTACAAGAGCCGAACAATATGAGAATAGAATTGGTTCTGATCCCGTAACTCGTATAAAATGGTTTCGAGATCATCTTGGCTTTAGAAGTGGAAATATTGGATTTGTTGGCAGAGGTGGACATGATTCAGTTATTATAGCTTTTGATTCTCTAATTAGAACCATTCAATCGGGATGTGGCTGGGAAAAACTCCTATATCTATCTGCTCTGCATTCTGGGGATTCTGATTCAACTGCATGTATAGCTAGCGCATGGTATGGAGCAATGTTTGGAATTGGGGGTGTTCCTGCGAATATGTTAAAACATCTCGAGTATCGTGAAAAACTTGAGACGGTTAGTAATGATTTATTTAAGATTTCAGCTAATAAGAATTACTAAATTATTAGCAATTTGTTTTAATAAATTCAATGATTTTGTCGGCCGTGCGCGAGCCCTCAAACTGTACCTCAGACGTCCTACCATTGTAAAGAATGATAGTAGGATACCCAGTAACGCCATATGCACTACAAGTTGCAGGTTCGACAGTAACAGAATTTGGAACATCTACTTTGACGGCATTTGGATTATCTTTTCCATCGCAATTAAGAGAGTTTACATCAATTTGCAAGTTTTCATTAGCAATACGATCACATACCTCTGCCCAAACTGGTAGGAAAGCACGACTTGCACCACACCAACTGGCATAGTATGCTACGATATTTGGCCGTTTTTCCTGTTTAGTTGGGGGTGTTTCGAGGTATAGGTAGCGATGGCATACATATAGAGCAATTACTGCAATTACTGCGTAAATGATACAATGCGACTGCATATACTTAGATATAGGTTTTGTTTGGAGCTTTTTTTTCCTGAATTATAGCTAGATACCAATGTCTGGACAAGAGCTACTTACTGAAAACCATTTCTTTAGCGCTCGCTTTGATGATCAGCGCGGAGGATTTTGGCGAAGAGTAGCCATGGGCCGCTGTGTGCCAGGATCATCTAATCTATCTCCTGTAACTGATGCAAATGGACTATATGCTAACTTTACCCGAGGTTCCATGACTGAAAAATCTAAAGCTGTTGGGGCTAATATTCGTGGTGTTCAGGATAATGATATTTCGCATGAACTCGTAGAATTTCTTGTAGATGTTGGTCGTTATCATAGTTCAATTGACCAATCTGTTACGAATAGCAGCAATAATATGGGAATTCATCTTGCTAATCTTTATGATGGCCTTGATGCCCAGATCGATGCTGGATTAGAATTTCGGGGTGATCTGCTAAAAGGAGTTAAATCTGATAACGTTAATTTCGATCTCTCGGTGCTGCAAAGAGAAGATGCGAGCGATGATGATAGATTGCTCGCTGCAATTATTATGGAGGTAACTCCGGATGTCCGCTACGTGCGCAAGATGGTTGCAACATTCGCGAAGTATATGTTTCTGCGATACAGGGAGGTAACTGCAAGTGATGCATTTGGGCAATTAATGACAAAAGATGGCGGGGGGAAACTCACCCATACTCCGGAGTTTATGACATGGATTGTAAATAATACGAATCTCATGCAAAAAGGAGTTTATGGAGGAGTTCCGGGAGGTATTCAGGAATTAGTTGAAAGGGTCGTAAAAAATGATGCTAAAGCTGAGAGTGTGGTTAAGGGTTTAGCACTTGTAGCAAATAGCACATTAGCAATCGAATTTGATAACATCTATCAAGATAGCAAAATGAGGTATCCTAAAATTAATACAACTTTCCCTGCAACTAAAGGAGACCTTGTGGATTTGCATGTTGCTATTTTCAGCGGTATTGATAAACTAAAGGCTAAACTCAAATCTGTTCTACGTGCTGAACTTAACAGAGTTATTGGAAATAAGAACCATACATCTCTTGCACAATCTCCTGTAGCACAAAATCTTTATTTGAAGCTGCATGCTGCTTGTTCTGATAAGAATGCAGTTCGTGTCGAAGTTACTGACTTTTTCGAGAAATATCTTTCTCTGCGCGCCAGAGATCCTGCGACTGGTGTATGGAAATCAGAATCAGTACCGTTTACAACTAAGATCGATGCCAGCCAGTATCCGAATTATCGTCTGAACTTTACTACTCATCTCGGAAGATCTCTATTCTCTGAATCATTCTGCGATCTCCCTGCACTTGATTGCGATCCGACTACCCAATTTACTGGAATTATTTACCCTATTACATCTGTATCTGGAGGATACAAGCGCCTCGAACTACAGATTGCTCCATCTAATAATGTTAATGGAACTAAAGTATTTAAAATGCTGGATAAGGATGATATCCGTGAGAGTTTTAGTGCTAAGATCATTGATGTTCATGATCCTTTCCCAGGTCATAAGTTGATTCTCAAATACATCTATCTTGCTGCTTACAATGCAGCCCCTGGTGATCTGGAGACCGATGTTGTTGATGCAGACGGAGAACTTTTAATCAGACAACTATCTCTTAAAGGGAGTGCATTAAATGTTATTAGATTTGATAGCGATATCAAAAAAGTATATCCCATTCAATGGGATCATCAACTTGCCATGGAGAAAAAGGCTATGGCAGCAATTGATGAAAACTATCAAATTAGTGCAGATGTACAGGTCTTAGATACCCAAGGTGTTATTTACAGAGATACTGATTTCAAATGGAAGAAGCAGATCGATGGAGGTATCCCAGTCGTCTATGATGCAAATGCCCAAATCGCTGAGACTAAGAGTTATTGCAGTGTTCTCGGACTTGATGAAAATGATGCCCGGGCCTGTTCTGATTTTATTGTTGATAAGCTAAGCAGAAAGGGAGATGTGACTGCTATGGCAACTGGTCTTACCAGTCTCCTTGATAATCCGCTATTCAAGTCTGCTCGCGCCAGTGTAGCTAAAATGCATCCAGAAATTGCTGTCGTAATTTTAGAAAATCTGGGATTCAGTAAGGTTAATGGACCTATTGTGGCTAATCGCCAAATTGCTGCATATGAGACTGTAGAGGATTGGCTGGGACGCATTAAAACTGAAAACCCTGCACTCTTTGTCCAGGTTAATCGGGAGAACATCCGCACATATCTCAGGGATGTGAATGCATGCACAGTTAGACATCCTAGCTCCCTTACCCAGAATATGGGCCTTGAGAATCCACTAGTTGGACGCGAAACATCTGAGTATCTGCAACAACTCGGTATCCCGAAATATAATGGACGTAATAATCCTTATAGAATTCAGGCAAATGCTCTTTATGGAGTTGCTAACATGGTATCGATGCAAGGAGTTTCTGCTCTACCCTCTGCCTTTACTGGAACTGTAATTTCTCCCCACCCTCCTCGCCTTGATATCTATAATGGATTCCAGATGAGAGGTGGTCGCCGCGGCCAAACTGGTGGGGCTCCTGCATCCTCTATTCCCCAGGCACTGTTCACTCGCGAAAGTTGGAACGCGATTCTTAAATCTGCACCTGTAAACAAGAAGCTGGGTGCAGAAACTGTTGCTGGAATTGAGAAAGATCTTAAGACAGTTGAGGAAATTGCCAGTCGCCGTGTTCCTCAGTTGAGCGAGTATCTGTTTTCCAAGAAGCTTGCGAATGAGGCTGGAGATCATACTCCTCAGGCTTGGACTCTTTTGGATGTAGCTAATAAGAAGAAGAAGTATGATGAGCTGGTAGCCGATGCTCAAGTAGCTAACTATGATCTTTTCCGCAAGATGGCTGCTGTGTCTCAGGTAATCCAGGTAGTTGGTGGACCAACCGCTCCCGCTCAGACAATTCGTCAAAAGGCTAACTTGGCAACTGCTCCTTTCAACTTTACTCGTTAAGTTGATTATTGTGATATATCATAATGTATTTTTTAGAATTATTCTAAAAAATAATATTTAAATTAAGTAAATAACATACCACCTAATCCATTCATTGTGCGGAGAATATTCCATCCTATTCCATATACGCTAATATTTGCATTATTGCCAATACCAATTGACGGATCGAGTGATAATTTAAGTTCAATATCATCAATAACTGTAGTATTTGCCGATCCTGATGGAAATGCCTCGGCTGGAAATATAGCAAATGAATATAAATTAATTCCAGTTGATGGACAACTTTTGAAGTAATGATATGGTTGTAATTTATCATAATATAATCCAGGTTTAACACCTGTTCGAGTTTGCCCATTAAATAATAATTCTGCATTTACTATTGGATTATTTCCTAGCAATTCTTTATTAGATCCGCGATAAGGTGATGTTGTATAATTAAACCAATCATTTGCATTTGATGACGAGTTTAATCTTACAACAACTATTATTGTTTTGATTGGATGATTAAGAGCTAACTTGAGACTTGCAATACTGCTTTGTACATTCTTAGATGCAGCCAATTGCACTTGCTCAATTAAATATTCTCTTGCAGTTTCACTGATACGAGCTCTTTCCTCTGAATCAAGATAAACATATTCCACATCAAGTCTACAATTTGTAAATACAGGATTAGTTGCGGCATATCCTCTAATACTTTTCTCCTTTGTCCCATCTTGTGGTACTGCAGAATATCCAGAATCTATCCCAATAATAGCATATCTTTGACGTGTGCGAATATCGGCTGGGGTAGATGTTAATGCAGTAAATGGTTGATCAGAAATTCTATTATATCGCATAACACGAGTTAGTGGATTAAAATCAACAAATACGCCACGGGCTATATTTCCATTAATATTTTGCTCAATATATTCATATGGTTTATATTGTACCGTATCATCAAGAAGATCTAATGTATGGACTGGTCCAACTGTATAACAACTACTTGCATCGGCAAATTCAACAATAATACGAGGTTGGCTATATTGTAATGCAACAATAGGAAGTGCAAGGATATTATGGCGAGAAAACCACAGACTTAGTGGTACATGGATGGTATATGCATCTTTACCATTACTCCAATCAGTTAAGTCTGGAATGTCTCCAATCAATGTTGCATGATTTTTATCATCTGATAGAGTTAATTCGGACCAAATATTCATCCATTCTCCTGTTTGACTATCGACGACTTGTCCACCAAGTTCAATAGATATTTTCGAGATCATGGCATATCCAATTCTCCTTGCCCAAGAAAATTTAGTAACTGGATCAAGAACTCCATTTTTCATAAATTGTGCAATTGGTGGTAATGTAACAACTAATGAAACACGATAGACCATATCCCCAGTTCTGCTTAATTTACAATGAACTGTTTCTCCCATTGCAACATTTGCCTTATTAAATGTCTGAGGTACAGGTTCAATTGCAAAATTTGTATGACGACGATATATAGTTTTAAACAGAGTTATTTGCGGATCGCCAATTAGCATCATATCTTGGATACCATATGAAACAAGTTGAATAAGTCCACCTCCCATCTTTGTCTTTATAAAACACTATGATATTAACCAACAACGCTCTAACGAGTATAATATTATAAATATTATACTTTTTTTAATAAATTAGTGTTGAAAAACACGTCCAGCCATTCCGCTCATACATCGCATCACATTATACCCTAATGCAAAAATACGAATTGTTACGGCATCGCCTGCATCCATTAATATTTTAATACTTGGATTTAATTTTATCACAAATGTGGCATCATCGATACGACTCATATTCACAACTCCAGTTGGATATGGTGCATATGGTTGGAGACCGATATTCCAAGTGTAAATACCGTCTCTTGGAGATGAATTCCATCCTTTAATCGATTGCGCGTAAGCATAATACTCACCAACTGTATCCTGTTGACGAGTCACGCCATTAAACTCAATTGCCATAGAATTAATAATAAGACCATTGTCAAGGCCTCCAGTGCATGTACATGTTGTAGTATTTGATGATATATCGCTAACTGCCATAGATGATACAGGTATTCCTTGTAGAGAACCATCGGTTTTGAATACTAATCCAGTATTGGTTATTGTATCTAATGTATTTTGACAAGTGCATTTATACCAACCAGTACTAGTCCATTTGTTTGTTTGCTCCATACTTCGTAGTCTTGTCTGTATTACAAATGCCTTGCATGGATTATGAAAATAGGTGCGTAATTTGTATCCCTCGCCCCAATCATAAGTATTAGCATCAATTGTAACTGTATCATGTTCTTGAATATATTCATACAAGTATTCATGGCGATTAGCGGCCATCCATTTACGCTCATCAATATCAAGATAGACATATCGCGACTGCATTGATAATCTTATTGCTGGTATTCCTTGACTTGCTCTTCCTAAACGGTCTCTAACTATCGAATATGCTCCATCGGGAGCTTGAATGCATTTGGAAAAATCTCGTATCTTACATCTAATTACCATTGGAGAATATTGTGTTGAAATTAATGGGTAAAACCATCCTGATTCCCGGCAATGTGGAAAAATAAGTGGCAATGATATATGCAATTTTAGCTTAGTGGTAGTATTCATTGTCCATGTTTCAGGTCTATTACCAATCAAATAATCATATCCAACTTTTTGATTAGTTTTACCTGTTAATTCATACCATATATCTAAGAAATCTGGTGTATGACGATCCCATGTTTCTCCTCCGATAGTCATCTCGATCCATTCAAACATATAATGTCCTAAACGCCTTATCCAGGCATAATCGATACCATTATTATTTTTAATTGCTGATATAACACTTTCTCTTAGCAATGTTAAATTATTATATGTTTTACCTAAATCATCAGCTCGATTTTCAAATATTGTCATTGTATTACCGATATCATCTAATAATGGTATATTCTGCTTAATTGAACTTGTACCATCAGGAATGTTATTTAGAACAAACATTAAATAATCTCTTGTGGTTGCTAGTACTCTTGGTGTATTTTCAGATAATGTAGCAGGAGATATCGCTTTGAAGAATTTTGTTAAATGAGATACACTAAGTGGATCTAAAATCCAAGAAGGTGTAAGTTGTGATATACTATCAACTATTAGATTATAAAGTTCACCAATTGAATAACATGTTAAATTTACAAATGCGAAAAAGTTTGGTACAATTGTTGTGTCCACTAAAGGATATGATGGTAAAATATTAGTATTTATTCTATTGATATAACTTGCAGAAATAGATGATATTGTATCAAGTGATGCCGATGATGTTGGATAATAAGTGAGAAGAGATAATAATGGTTTATTCTTTGCATATTTTTTGAGCTCATCATCTATCACTATTAATACTTGTTGCATAAAACCAATTGTGGAACTAATAATATTCTTAATATTACTTACTGCAGGATCTGATGCTAATACTGCTTGTAATTGATCAGGATTATTTTCAAATTTTGCACCAAATTGGATATTAAGGCCATAAGGATTATTTATACTCCCAACAATGAATTCATACATTAAGGAACCACTGAAATTTCCTACTTGTTGAGTTATTACTTTGTAGTCAAGAAGAACATTGGCATAAGTATCAGAATAATTACGAGAATTTAATAAATTAATATTACTCCAAAAAACAGCCAAATTGTCAAGATTTTTATAGGGCAGTGTACTTGATTGCGGATTAGCAACTATAAAAATATTAGGTGGATTTGTTATAGTAGTTGTGACATTATCACTAAATGTCATTTGAGGATAATTGGGTACTGCATTATATATAGTACCATTTGAATTATCAATATTTGTTGAAGCTTGAAGATTTGGTGAAGGATTTGTTACTGGTGATGCCGCTAAATTTACTGGAGCGACAGTTACCGGAACTCGTAAAATATAAGTACTTTCTAAAGTTATAAATGTAAAAGTTACATCAATTATTAATTGGGCGACAGCTCCTTGCTGCTGAAATCCAGAAAGTGAATCTGTAATATCCTGTAAGAATTTAAACCAATAATTTCGAATTGTTGTAATACCAACTCTTTGATTCTTAAAAAAGGTATAAACTATTATTGGATTACTTGAAGGTGTTGCTGCCTGATTTACAGTATTTGCAAGAACATCAAATGCAATAGGGAATAAATATGATGCAATTAATGCTATTAAACTATCCCGAACAATGCCAGCATAAGATGTTAGTACATATTTATCAAAATTTGTTAGTGTTGACGATATATTTGCCGCTGAAATTACAATATTATAAAAACGCTCGGAAATATAAAATAAGATTGCATCAAAATATAAAACATCTGTACTTGTATAATTTGCATTTGGACATATTGTTGATAGTGCAAATTTAGATACAAGTGCTGGAATACTTAACGGATGGTTGACTGATCCCGAAATCCATGGATCAATGAATCCTAAAATGAGAGAATCAAAACTATTTCCAAATAAATCACTAAATCCAGATATTACTGCAGCAGATTGATTTGATGTATATGTTGTAATTGTATCATTTATCATATGAGCATATGATGATGAATCTGCTAAACTACTTGTTTGTGTTACACCATTAATAACGTAATTAACATTCTTTGACAAATTCATATCATTTACCATATAATAATCTGATAATAGAAATGCTCTCAAATTTGCATTTGAAAAATTCTTCCAAGCATTTCCAGGAGTATTATTCATATCACCCGATGCATTTGTTGGTATCTCTACAAAATTAGAACCAGGCTTTTTCCAATATATAATATTTCCATATACCTCACTTAATGATGTTAAAGTATTCATTAGCAATGATGCATTATAATAGAAAATCAATGGTAATTCTTTTGTTAAACGCGAAATAGTTAAATTAATAAGTTGTGGTGTTACTGTAGTTGCTGATGCACTACTATTATTTATAATAAATTGCATTGCTTTAAAAGTATCAAGATCCCAAAAATCACTTGGTATAACTAGTGCTGCTCCTAAAATATCAGTTAATGTACGAGTGCCATAATCATCATCTAATTGAAAATATCGATTTGTGAAATTATTTACAAGATCGAGCAATGCTAGTTCACTTGTTGGATTAATTAAAATCATTGCATTAAGGTATTCATTTAGAGCAATTCTCAGTTCTTGGCTATCTGTTAGACGAAGAGTTGTTTCTCTTGCAGGCCCTAAACTATTCACAAAATCGAGTGTAGAAGAATATGGTATTGATGGTGACCAATATGTCAATAATGTACCTGTAGTTAGAGCTTTCAATATAGTACCCATAACTGTATTTGTATTAGCATTTGATTCTATGTTTGCTAATATTTGTTTAAGAGATTCATCCTGACTCATAGGTAATCCTAATTTAACGAGATTTATTAGACCATCGGCAATGGAGATATACTGTTCTTGATTATTTAAAATTAAAAGTTGTGTATTATCTAACCATGTTTGTATATTATCTGTTGTAGCTGGACGTCCATCAATATTTAATGCATTGAGACGATTGTTAATTTCAGTATTTGTTGATGGATTCCATGCCATTTCAAGCGGATCAATATCTACCTCAATTGTTTGATTTCCTAGCATATCTCCATCACGATTTACCTTAAATTCATATATTGAACCCCATCCACCAGAACCAGTCATAGGGCGGGTAACATCCTCTGTCGCGAAATTTGTGTATCTGCGATATACAGTTTTATACATGGTTATTTGCGGATCACCTATTAGAATACCATCTGCGTGGCCAGTTGCCACTAATTGGAGTAATGCACCACCCATTTTTAGCTTGTACTTATAAAAAGCTTTATGTTCCTAAGCTGCATACATAAATTTAAACTTATTTATTGTCAAAAATGTTAATTTATATAAATTTATATAAATTATTTAGTTTCTAAAAATTACATTCCATATATAAATGCCAGACCACAAACTCCGCTCATAAAACGTAGAACATTATAACTTAGGGCATATATACGCACCTTACCAGATATTGGTGATGCAGAATTGTATAAATAATCATAATTAAATACAATGTTCAATGTTGATTTGTCCAATCTACCCATATTACATGATCCGGTTGGCTGAGTTATTTCTGGGCGATCGGCAAAACTTAATACATTTACACCAGGGATTCCTCCCGAACGATGGTGCTGATATGTCATTAAATTCTCAAAAAATCGCTGATCACTTACCTCTGTACGGTTTAATTGATTGAGTGTAAGTTGGGTAGTATTAATTGCCATACGCGGAGTAGAAGGTGTTAATTGTGATGTTGGAAATATTGGAAATGCATTAGAAACTGATATACTATCCCGATTTGGAATAAGAGCATATGGAAGATCAATTGTACTTTGTGTTATTTGGGTGGTTAAGATAGTTTCTTGAGAGATAGATGGGGCTACATTTCTATCAAGAGTATAATTATCCCATTGGGGTTCATATGTATCATCGCTATTGTATATCATATCATCTCGCTGATGAAGCCATACTATTTCTTTTACAGGATTTGAAAAATGCATTTCAAAGTTATTTTGAGAAATTGGGAAATCTGAATATTCCTCTCTCTGAACTTGTCTAATTAAATATTCGTGACTAGATTGTGCAAATCTGCGCCTTTCAGTTGCATCTAAATAAACATAATCCATCCAAATGCTTGCATCCACAATACGCACAATTGATGGATCGAGGGCGCCTGGGATATTTGTATAACAAAGTTCCTCCATTTTTCTAAATTTTACCATAAGCTGAACATCATAATAATTAAGAGATATTAATGGTAATGCTAAACCATTATCCTGACAATACCAAAATGGTATTGGTGTAGCAATTGTATATGCTGGTTTTACTGTTGTGTCAAAATTAGTTAATTCTGGTACATCTCCGATTAAATCTCTATATCCTTTTTCTTGATCAACTGATGCTGTTAATTCGTGCCAAATATTAATCCATTCTCCCCATTGACGATCTATTCTATTACCACCAATTATGATATCAACCCATTCAATAATAAAATGACCTAGCTTACGAATCCATGCAAATTTAGCATAATTTGCAGTATTAACTATACTTGTTCCACTTTCGGCTTTGTAAGCTTTTAGAGCATTTTGATAGCTATTCCAATATTTTGTTTCGATTAGTTGTAATTGTGTTCGAACCAATTCAAATTTATCTAACATTGATGTTGTCGTATTTTGCTGAGATTGATAAAGTAGAGATAGAGCCGAAACTAGACTAGCCGACGAAACTCCGCAATCTCTTTCTAACAATGAAGCAAATGCTGTACGAATTGTTGAATTAGGTAATGGGTCTAATGTATTAAAGGTTGATGCGATCTTAGCTGTAACAATTGCATTACTTGCTGAATTTGATGATTGAATTAATCCAACTGATGCTCTATATGCTGCCATAGTCAAACCAACATAATTATGAATTGTTTGATAACTTGCATATGCAGTTTGCATACGTAGACTTAAAATATCAAGTTGCGGATCTGGCACTATTATAGGCCGAGGGATTGCCACCTCTGGTATTTTAACAATTAGTGTTGTGCGTGACATCAGATCGCCTAATTTATCAACTCGGCATATTAGGGTCTCTCCAAATGCCAAATTTGCGCCCTCAAACGGTAATTCTACTGTCTCTATTGCAAAATTAGTATGTTTGCGATAAACTGATTTGAAAAATGTAATTTGAGGGTTTCCTGTTAAGAAGATATCTTGGGCAGTATATGTTGTTAATTGGATAAGTCCACCTCCCATATTTTCTAAGTTTACTTAGTATTTATATTAGCAATGAAAATTGAGAGCTTAAAATAGGCGTATTAAGTCAAAAAATTGAAAAGTAAAACACTTGGAATGTTTATATATTTTTCGTATTATATACGTACAACCCCATCATCAACAGTTACAACTCAAGCCACCAAATTCAGAATATTCATACTTTCTTACAAGTTCATCTTGTCGAGACATTTGATATTTCAACATTCAAGACAAATGAATCCTTTCGCCGCACCATCATTCGCCCATACAAACCCTAGAAGTGAAGGAAGAACATATCTCGAGTCTGATAAAAAAGAAAATGCTTTTGCACAAAGTAGACAAATTACTCCGAGAGGATCTGGAAGTAATACGCCAAATATCCCGCTCCCAGATCTCAGCAATTTTCATGGTACATTTGCTGAATTAAACAAAAATGAACCACAATTCGTAAAGCAAAGTATGCAAGGTAATGCAGTGGAAGAAGAAAATTCGGGAATTATTAATGAAAGAAATAATGACAATTACGTAAATCTTAATTCTAAAATTGCGAAAGCAATTCTTAAAAAAATTCACATTGTGCGGGATAATGATAGCATTAATAGTAGCATATTTGGATGCATTGCTATGTTAGATGGAATAAAAACACTGATCATACAGGACACAAAGTATAATAGTGCAGATAGAAATGAAAAAATTCGGGTAAATGATATGCAACAAACAGCTATTTTGAAATTGCATTATTTCCAAAATATTGCAGAAGGGACAATAATTACCAGTGAAGATTATGCATATTTAGTTCATTGTGCCTTGCCAGCATGCGAACAATATTCTAAAACTTATAATGGTACTGGTATGTTGTTAATGCAATTGTGCAAAGATATTATCAGTAAAGTTGGAAGCGTAACTGATATCAATAATCAATTTCATGTATATCAATAATCAATTTCATGTATATCAATAATCAATTTCATGTATATCAATAATCAATTTCATGTATATCAATAATCAATTTCATGTATATCAATAATCAATTTCATGTATATCAATAATCAATTT